ACTTGGCTCTCTTTTGGGAATATCAGGACCATGTAACGAAGCTACCAGTTGAAACACCACTATGGCGTGCTCCTGATAGAGGTACCCCTAAGATCCTTGTAAAAATGTGCATTAGTGTACCTTTGTTCTAAAAGTGCCAACTTTGCGGCCAAAAAGATGTCAATTTGTGAATGGAGATTGCGGCTAAAAGCGTTTAGTTGCAGTGCATAAAGCGACTTTAGCAGAGATTTCATGCACACCATCAAGCACCAACATCTTGCTCGGAGACTTTTCAGGACGCCGCCAAGCTCGGCAATATAACAAATTGTTTTACTGCACAATTTCGCACGGATCTTAGGGGTACCTCTAGGAGGGATTAGATTATGGGATTTGGGACAAATACCTCATTTGATACTCTGGCCTATGCCAGAAATACCACCGTAGCCAAGTTCGGTGAGGATCGTGCATTCGATGCTATCGAAGTCGCTTTTGAAGCGCACAATGAGCAAATGCAAGAGATGATGGCAGATCTTGCGGATACGACAACTGATCAGCTTCGAGCATTCGGCGGACCCGATAACATGACTATGGAAGAGTTGGACGAGTTCGGTACTCCAGATGCTCAGAAAATCACGGCGGGTCAAAATGTTGGCTTCCCGTGTAAGTACTATGGCATCGGTCTCCAGTGGACTCGCCAGTACTTTCAAGGCGCTATGGCTTCGGAGCTAGCAGCGCAGGCTACTGCAGCGATGGATGCTGATGTGAAGATGATCAAGCGGGATCTGGCAAGAGCTCTCTTCTACCCGACGAACTACAACTTTGTGGATAGACTTGCTCCAAAGAAGCTCACGCTGCCCGTTAAGGCTCTTATCAATGCTGATAGCTCAGCTATACCGATTGCACCTGATGGCACAACCTTTAACGGTGCTAGCCATACTCACTACCTTGGTACATCCTCCTTTGCTAATACAGATCTCACGGCTGGTATCAGCACCGTCAATGAGCATTTCTTGAGTGGTTCAGTTACCATCATGATCAATATTGCCCAGGAAAGCACAGTGAGAGGCTTCACAGGCTTTACTGCTAGACTTCCTGTATCGGTCATCGGTGCTATTACTTCTCAGCAGACACGTGACAATCTTGACGTGTACAACGTGACAAATCGCTGTATCGGTGATTTTAACGGCGTGGAAGTATGGGTGAAGCCTTGGATACCAAGTGGTTATGTTCTGTTCTTGCATGGCGGCAATGGTGATAAGGTACTGGTAAGACGCAACCTTGAAGGTGACTCCGGTGACCTGCAGCTTCTGTTCGACTTGGAAGAGTATCCACTCCGGTCAAAAGCAATGGGTCGAAAGTTTGGCTTTGGTGTGTGGAATAGGTTAGCTGCCGCTGTCCTAGACACAGCTCACAGCTCGTATAACCAACCTACTATCAACTGATGAGGTGAAATTATGGCAGATCCTAAAGGACAGACACAACAACCTGAGGGCACTGATCAGAATGTCCCTCAACAGGCCCCACAAGGGCAAGAGCAGGTAAGCCTCACTCAAGCCATTCGAGAGGCTTTTAGCAGCATTGCACGTGAACAGAAGAATCCGGCGCTTGCCTTACAAGGGGAAATACCACAGCTTGATTATGCTCCTGAAGGGGGGCGCTATGTGGTACGTGGTCAGGTGGTAGATGCTGAAGGCAAGCCTTTGAAGGATTATAGAGCAACTGCTGATGGCGCAATTGTAAAGGCCTAACCATGAACAGGACCGACGCTACAAACTTGCTCACACAGCAGTATAGAGAGCTTGCAGCTGACGCCGAGTTCACATCTCAGAATACAACAGATGCATATAATGCAGCTATTGACATGAGTTTGCGTCAACTCGGCTATCAGGAGAGTGACCTTGCGACGGCAGATGTCGATCAACCGAACGTGCTCAAATACATCGCTCTCTTGAATTACTACACACTGAAACGCTTCTCAACGCTGTATTCGATCAAGTTTGATGTGGAAGCTGGTCAAAAGGCAATAATGGCAAGCTTGTCACAATCGTTCAAAATGATCACGGTCTTGCTAGAACAAGCTGCTCAGGAACTAACTCAGTATGGCATCTTCGTAGGCAGTGCGCAAGGCTTCCAAATGGGGCGTATGACTCTAGACTATCTTGAGCCTAGCACGCTATCGGAGTTCTAGTCATGCCATTTATTAGCACTTCCACGCTTACTAAGCTGGCAACCATCGCTAGCAAAGCTCTGATAGATGATTGCACGATTGAGCGTAATTCTGTACAAAATGGGCAAGTCACCCCAGCACCTATTGAGACGGTGAAATGCTTAGTCAAGCCGCTCAACTGGCAAAATTCGACTATTGAGGACTACTCAGCTAACAATATTATGCTTTGGCGCGTGTCTTTTCCGCTCAACACCAACCCGCAAGAGGGGGATGTGCTCACGATCAACGGGCAAAAAATGACCGTGCAAAAGGTGTACACACCTGAGTCGTACTCGGTTTTTGATCAAGTTGACGCAAGTGGGGTGAAATCGTGATTTTGAGCAGTAATTCGGCAGGGCTGGATGCACTGATAGCCAAGGCTAAGCAAGCGCAATCTGAGTTGCCGCGTGCAACTAGGGATGCTGCTCAGCGCATAGGTGACACGGTTGCAAAGCAACTCTCTGATGTCGCTCCGAAAGGCAAGAATGGAGGTCCACCACCACCCGGTGACGCTCAGGGAAAGCTTTCGAACTCGTTCTCTGCTAAAGCTGAGCAAAGAGATGTAGGGGCTCGCATGACGCTCTCAACGAGCCAACCACTCAAGCTCAAAATCATCACAGGAGGGCGTAAAGTTGTGGTACCGACCACGAAAAAGGCTTTGTTCTGGCCCGGATTATCTCACCCAGTCAAGCGTTCGAATGCTGTGAAGGCAAACGACTTTGTTTCACCGGTCATGAGCCGTAGGAATGATGTGGTGAAAGCTGAGATGCAAAAAGCTATTCAAGAGCTGAAAGGTATTCTAGGTAGGTAAATGCCTTTAAGAGAGATCAATAATCCTAATCCTGATATTGCCATCATGACTCTTCTCAAGAGCATTTTGCCTACGGGTACACAGCTAGCCGCAACTAGCCAATCAGGGACAGGCGATGAGCTCATCTTTGTCCAAGAAAAGTACAAAATGTCGCTCGTTTTGAGGCAAGATGAGTCTACATCAGCAGTAAACATTTCGGCAAGTACACCACAAGAGTATGCACTTGAAGCACAAAGGTCATACTCAGGATTGCTAACAATAGATGTATCTTACTATACCAAATGGACAGGGAATAATGAGGATATAGAGACGCAATGGGCAGATATCAGTGCTGATTTGGAGCGTATGAAAGCGAATATTGAGGAACAAGACGCAACTGAGTATCAAGGTACAAATCATACGATTAGTTTAGAAAAGATTGCTCTGAGTCCCTATAACGAACAATTTGACGACTCTGTACCAGGAATTACGCCTATCAAGCGTGTGATGACTGTCACCTATAACATTCTTCCATATGGCATTTAGGAGGTGAACATGCCAGATATACCAGAAGGCTTAGTACCAGCTCGCTACAAAGGGCATGGCGGCATAAGCCTACAGCCAGGCGCGAAATACTACAACATTGATGGGTCCCGCCGCAAGGATACAGAGAACAAAAGTGCTCTCTCACTCGAACCTGGTGATGAGATGCTCTGGCGGGATGAGGATGTGTACGGGAAAACCTTGCTCCATGATCCGAATGGCAACAAACCATCCAAATATCTTGGCCTTGGGAAGGTTGTTCTCCCTGAGCATGCCGATCTCACCGACCAGGAGCGCTATGACTTGGGATACGAACATCACATGCCTAGACGCGACTTGGAAGCTATAGTACCTCTTGAGGAATTTCTGAAGCAAAGAGAAAAGGCTACCAAGAAGCCAAAGAAGTCCAGGGAAGTCTCGCAAACAATCACCATAGAGCAGCCTCTTGACGCTCCTGTTGAGGATGGACAGGAAGAAAGTGAGCAAGGCTAATGGCAATACTCACGCCTTTTAGGGGTTCAAATTTTTACATAGGCTTTGCTGAGCAGAGTGACCCTAACACGCCTCAAGCACCTACTGTCTTTCCACGATGGAGAAATAGTACCAAGGTTGAGATTAATCCCACCTTCTCTGAAGAGGAAGAAGGAGACGGCTCAAGACGTACTACCCTGCTCCTCAAAAACGGGCAAGAGGTGAAAATCACACTTGTCAGCTCTCTACGCCCAAATGAGAGAGGCTATTTTGAGAAGTGGGCACATGGGGCAAGTGCCGATACCTACACAGCGCCTGCCGTGGCTACAACGCTTGCAGGTGCCACGCTTGCAAATGCCACCTCGATCACTGTTCATTCTAATACTGGACTGACAAGCTCGGGGACAATCGCTCTTGTTCTAGAGCCGGGAACGGCGACTGAAGAGATAGCAATCTTCTCCGTACCTGCTACCGGATCAAGCGATCCGTACACTCTCACAGTGGATAGTAGTTACAATGGAGGCCATCTCAAGCTTGCTCATGCAAACAGTGGTGTGGTGAAATCCAAAGCCTCTCATGTACTCACAGACCAGAGCGATGGGCCATATATCACGGTTGAGGCTGGCTGGGGAATTCTCTACAGTGGTGGTGGAACGGCTATCAGGATCAAAGCGTGCAAAATCGATAAGTTCACTACAGCATGCGAAAAAGGCAAGATGCTCATGGATACTATCGAGATGACAGGTATCGTGAGCACGGTCCAAGGTTCGGCTGCTACTGTCACACTCGATCAGCATGCTCCATTCATCTTCTATGAGGGTGCGTACACCATTGATGGCAACTCGACTGCTCAGGCTCTGCGCAAATTCAGCATAGAGCGAACCAACAACCTTGACGCGGATACTCAGGGTGAAGGCCTCAATCCTACCTGCTTGATCTTTGGGAAATTGGATGTAAAGGTCAAGGCCACGCTCATTCTCACTGCATTTTCACCGATCTACCAGACCTTTTACGGAAGCAAGACAGGCACTACTGACTCAACGCAAGTTGGCTTAGGGAGCTTTAATGCTTTATTCACGCAACCGGACACGCTCAACACGCTTGCTTACAACATTCTCACGCTTGGCTATACCAATACCCCTTGGCCAGAACCGAAAGAGGACGGCAAGCACTGGGATCTCGATATTGAGGGCACAAGCGTGGTAACACCGCTTAGTGGGAGTGGGCCAAATAACGCGTATAAGCTGCAAACAACCCTTACCAACACACAGTACGGAGCTTACTAACTATGGACAACGCAACAATTGAAGCAACACTTGAGCAGATGAAACAGGCTCCACGTGTGCAAGCAGTAAACATGGATGAGGTCAATCGAGAAACTATTCATGTAAAACTGCACATCTACAAGGATATCCCTCTTGTAGATGATGATGGTAATCCCTTTTGTGATGAGCAGGGAAACCAATATATGGGGCGTGAAGTTGTCGGCACTCGAACAGCCAAGATCAAGAATATTGTGCCTGTAGATGCTTACCACGAGGCTATAGAGGTCTCGAAAGGCTTTGTACAAGGACAAATGCCTAACGAAGAGCAGTTAGACCAGATGGCAGAAATGGTACTCAAATGCTGGCAGATATCAGAGCCATTCATGACCAAGAAAGCACTGAGGGAAGGTGTGAATGGTGATCGGATCATGGCCTTATTCACGCGTTTTTTCAATCAGGAGAGCCCCCTCTAGAGCTGCAATCCCTCTCAAGAAGGGAATACAACGCGAAACGATCAGGGGAAAGCTCTCCTATCTCTGATGATATCCCTGTCAATCCTGATTGCGATTGGGATGCTGAAGCCATCCAGAATGCACTAGACCAAGCACGCGAATGTGAGGAGGAAGGTGACTACGATACAGCCAATCTCTTGAGAGCACAGGCGCAATCTGCTAAAGCTAGGTTGGATGGCACTGAGAAGGCTAACACAGCCCTTGAGCCATATGACCCAATGCGGACAAAGGCTCGATTGCTTTACCACTATCCCGGCCTCACGTGGCACGCACTCGAGGAGATGGACTATCGAGAATACTTTGGCTATATCCGAGAATTGACTTTTATCTTGCAAGAGAAAGCACCCAAGGAAGAGAAGCCAAAACAGCAGTCGCAAGGCGAGATACAGGCAATGCTCAACCAATTCCCGCAACCCGAACAATACACAGGTGAAACAATACAGTTGATTTGAGGCATAAATGGCAGATAGCACCGTTTGGCAACTTGATATTCAACCAGGCAACTCACAAGCTACACTTGACGCCTTTGTGAACAGCCTAAGCGTGGTCAAAGAGCAAATTGCTCAAGTTGGTGCCGCCGGTGAGAACTTTGACAAACTCCAAAGCTTCCAAGTCAAAGCTGCCGAAGCTGCTAAGAAGCTAGAAGTTGCACAAGCTCAAGCGGCTCTTGCCATGAAGAAAGCCCAAGATGCTGCATCAGGTGGCACGGCTTCAGCAGAACAAATAGCTCTTGCACAGGCAAAGGCTGGTCTTGCTGCTCAGAAGGTGGAAACAGCACAAAATAACCTAAGTGTGGCTATGGGGAAGGTCCAAGCGGAGGGTGCTCGGCTAGCAACAGCCATGCAAGAGGATGCTGAAGCGGCTCTGAACACGAGCACAGCTATGGATACTATCCGTAGTGCTGCTAGTGCCGTGCAAGAAGGTTTGAGCAGTGCTATCACGTGGATGGGTGACTTTGCCTCACAAGCCATGTCCTCAGCAAGTGAGTTCATCTCGAGCTTCCAAGGCGTTGATGAGGAGATGACCGTGGTCGAGGATAAGGCACAAGAGTCCTCTGGTGGGTTTCTCTCTAGCTTCAAGGGTGCCATTGGTGGAGTCATGCATTCTTTTGGCGAGTTCGGACTTGCCATGAATGGTGTCCAGATGGGCATTCAGATGGTTGGGCAGGCTGTGGATGCGGTGATTGGTCCGGCAATGCAGTATCAAGAGATCTTGCATCAAACGGATGAGGTGCTCAAATCTACTGGTGATGCGAGTGGGATGACTGCCAAGTCTCTTCAGGACCTTGCAACCTCGCTTGGACAAACGACCTATTTTTCCCGTGACACGGTTCAGCAAGGGGAAAACCTGCTCCTCACCTTTACCGACATAGGAAAAGACGTCTTCCCCCAAGCCACAAAGACTATGCTTGACATGAGTAAAGCCATGGGGCAAGACATCAAGTCAAGCGCTATCCAGCTTGGTAAAGCCCTGAATGATCCCGCGCAGGGTCTGACAGCTCTCACCAGAGTAGGCGTGACGTTCACCGAGCAGCAAAAGAATATGATCAAGCAGATGGTGGCCGCTGGTAACACGGCGGGTGCTCAAAAGATCATGCTAGCTGAATTGCAGCGCGAGTTTGGAGGGAGTGCCGATGCGACACAGACGCTGGCTGGTAAATGGCAAATCTTGCAGAACCGCTTTAATGACTTCAGAGAAAACATCGTCATGGCCGTTATGCCTGCTCTGACTGAACTCGTTGGGTGGGTAACTGATCATGTCATGCCTGTCCTGGACGGTTTTGCAGCCTTTATTCAGAATGATGTCAACCCTGTTATAGGGGCCTTTGGTGGCTTTGTCCAAAATAAGATCTTCCCCGTGTTGCAAACATGGGCAGGCTATGTCAATGGAGCCGTTCTCGGAGCCTTCAACGTACTCAAGACCTTCTTTGAGACGCATATCATGCCCAAACTCAGCGAATTTTGGGGATTTATTCAGAACAAGATCCTTCCAGTTCTCGAACGATGGGGAGCGGCTATCCAAACGCACGTTCTCAACAAATTTGCTGAAGTTCGGTCATTCATCGATACGCACATCATGCCTAGGTTGCAAGGTTTTTGGGCATACCTACAAAATAACATTCTCCCCATTCTAGAGGCTTGGGGACATAACATCCAGGTATGGGTGATAGACAAGCTCCATGACTTAAAAGCCTTTATTGAGAACCACATTGCGCCTACGCTCCAAGCATGGGGTCACAATATCCAAGTTTATGTTCTAGACAAACTCAGCGATCTCAAGCGTTTTCTTGAAAATAATGTTATACCTGTTTTGCAGTCCTGGGGCCATAACATTCAAATATGGGTATTGGACAAATTCAACGATCTGAAAACCTTTATTGAACAGCATGTGATGCCTAAATTGCAGGGTTTTTGGAACTATATCCAGACGCAAATCGTTCCGGTGCTTCAGAAGTGGGGAAACAATATCAAGTTATGGGTACTGGACAAGCTTGACGAGCTAAAAACTTTTATCGAGACAAAAGTCCAGCCGAAGCTACAAGAGTTCTGGAATTACATTCAAACATACATAATCCCTGTTCTGGTGACATGGGGGAACAATATTAAAACGTGGGTGATAGACAAACTTGAAGCACTAAAGTCCTATATTGAGACAGTCATTATTCCTAAATTAGAGAATTTTAAGGCCTATATTGAAATGCAGCTAGCAAATGCATTTAGCAATTGGGGAGATAAGATAAAAGGTGTACAAACAAATTTAGATAATTTCAAGACGTTTATTGAAACAAAAGTGATGCCTCCCCTGATGATCATTTGGAGCTTTATTCAAACCTATGTCCTTTCTGTTTTCCAGTCTCTGGGCGAGCTCCTCTCCAATCATGTCAGTCCCGATATGGGGAAGCTTGGGGACAGTATTAATAAGGTTATTGGGGCTTTAGGTCATCTTTGGAACGTTGTTGCACCGGTAATTATGCCTCTTTTAGGAGGTCTTGCCTTTCTTATCTATGGACCACTCGTTTCTGGATTTGGCAAATTAAAAGATGTTATTCATGAATTAGGCCCATTTCTTGACACGCTCGCAGAAGGTATATCGCGCATTGCGGACGATTGGTCCGTATGGATCAACGATATAGCAAATGCAATCGATTGGATCAAGAGGTTTGGCGCTGAGATTAACAAACTCCCAAGCCAAGCGGTCAGCTTTGTGGCTTCTCACTTGCCAAGTTTTGATACTGGCGTCGAGAACTTCGGTGGTGGTCTGGCCTATGTCCATGCAAAAGAGATGTTGGTCAATCTTCCCAAAGGTGTCTCGGTGTGGAACCCTGCAAAGACCGCACAATTCATGCAAACCGTCAAACTTCCGCCTCCTGTACCAGGTAATACCGCCATCTCTTCACAGACTACGTCACAACCCAATTCCGCAACCAATGACCAGATTGCTGGCTTACTGGCGGGTATCCTTGCTGAATTGCAAAAGCAAGGCAAAAATGCGGCCAGCATTGTCATGAATGCAAACGTCTCTTCTGGCTCATTCAATGCTCAAAGGATCAATCAGATTATTCAGAGCTTGGGAGGCAAAGAGATCGAAGCGATGCAAAGGGGGGCTTGGTAGATGGGATATGCATCATTTGGCTCGTATTCACTAGATAGCTTCTCTTCAGGATTGGGAAATATCTTGCGTGCAAAGGATGTGAGTGCTCCTGAAGTGGCTGCGATCACCTCTCCAATTGCACGCGGCTATGGGGTAGTAAAGAACGGAGAGCAAATCCTCTATCGTGACATTGATGTCATAATTAAGATTGTAGGCTCATCACGATCTGACCTTGTATCACGCTTGGATGCACTCAAGAAGGCATTGCGACTACGAGGCCAGCAATTAGTCATTTACGAGGATCTGAGGTACTTTGCAAACACAGACTGCATTTCTGCTCCTGCTACCCTGTCCGGTGCTGCAAATATCTCAGCGGCTCTAGTGACAATGAAATTTCGCTCATACGATCCAATGGCCTATGCAGCCTCGTCTAGTTCATATGATACGGGCGTTGCTGTACTAACTTTATCTGGTGGCACATGGAACTTTGTAGCTATCTCTCTTGCTGGTGGCGGGACAATTGAAACTTATCCACTTATTCACATTATTAACAAAACCAGTACTGGATCGACGACTACCACAACAGCCAGAAATAGTGGCACGGCCTATACAACCCTTCCTGTGTCTGCTACAAGCTTTAGCGCCTCGGTCGGGGATCGACTTATCTTAAGCAACGGCACAAATACGCAAACAGTCGCCGTTGCTACGGCATTCTCATCAGGCGCTACCACCATTACCGTTAATTCATTTACAGCAAATGCAACCTATGCCTCTGGTGCAACTGTAACGAAGGATACCCAATGGTCGGCTATCACTGTATCGCAAACTCAGGACTCGCAGACGCTTACCACGTACTCGACCAGTGGCACGCCGCTTCCCTCTGCCAATAACGATTATGTCGATATCCAGTGTGACCCAATTGTTGGCATGTCAATTATCACGAACGGGTCCGGTGAAGTGAGTGATCCAGTGGGCGTTTTTCCCACGCTCAATCCTGACTCGACAACGTTCAATATTGCTATTACCAGTAATTCGGCTGTGAGTGCGGAAGCAGTGTTCTCATGGTCAAGTCGATATCTATGAAAGGAGGTGTATAATGCCAAATACACCTTTTGATATGTCTGTTAATAAAATACAAGTGGTGAAAGTGTATGATCCAAATATGAATTTTATTGATGTTATACGTGATGCTCCTTATCTCAAATGCAAAGAGAATATCAGTGCTGCCGCCGATACGGTAAAAATCACTCTCCCAAGACCGATAGACGCTTTTGATGGAGCCGGTCAACCTGGTTCTATGAATACGATTGTCAAAGGCAATATTGTCCAGTGGTGGCTCTATGGAGCGGGACTCCCCACAACAGGATTGCTCAAATACCAAGGTATTATCGATGAGGTGGCCCCTACCTTGGATGAGGGCGGGGCGGAAAGTGTGGATGTTACTGTTACCCCGTTCAGTCAAATCTTAGGTGACCATGGGGTAGACAGTACCGCTATCACATTTGGAACCTCAGGCAGTAGTGGCACCTATATCGATACAGGCGCAATTTTTCGGGCATTCTTTACCGGAAGCTACGTGGATCGGAGTGGGAATACTATTTCTGTTCTTGATCCAGTAACGAGCAAGCCCTATGGATACCCCTATACGATGGACCCTGCTAGTCTGGTCAGCACTGGACAATTCGTACAATTCTCTTCCCAAAGTCAAAAACTTATTTCTATATTTAATGCTCTATTAGCTCTATCTACATCTGTCTATTTTTATCGGATGAATCAGAATAAAACAGCCTTTTTAGGAGCTGTTCCGTCTAAACCAACTCACACACTCTTGCTCGGCCAGCACATTTCATCTATTCAATACAGTGAGAGCAATGTGCCGCGCAAGAATGTGATTAACATCATCGGCAACGGCGTGTCCGCAAAAGCTACGGGAACCTCAGCAGATCCTGGCCAACTCGGACCACGGGTCTACTACAAGAGCGATAACCGCATTACCGATCAGAACACAGCCAATAATCTGGCCGCTGGTATCCTCTCCATTCTTGATCAAGAGACGATCCGAGCAAAAATCACCGTGCCTGACTATCGAGGAAGTCCTCAATCAGGTCGTGGCTACGATATCGAAACATTCAAGGTCGGAGACACGCTGAAGATCGTTGATGCGCGAGCACCTGGCACCTCTTCAGTAGGCGCAGGCTCGAAATGGGGAAAAATGGTTTGGGGATCAGGCAAATGGGGAGCACCGACGACTCAGACCATCTGGGGAGGCTTCTTATGGGGGCAAGCATTATGGTCAGCAAGCGTGGGAAGCATTTTCAATACAGTTGTGACTATTGTGTCCATTCAATATGACTACTTTAGTGTAACGCTAGAGTTAGGAGCAAGACAGCCAAGTTTGAGTAGAGCCTTATTCGATATTGAATTACGTATGCAAGATGCAACATTAGTTTGAAAAGGAGTAGATATGCCTAGTGGTATTTTTGGAGCAACGGTTACTACGCTGACGAACGGAACGACAGCAAATGCCTTAACAATCTGGGGCCTTTAGGGAGTAATCCCTATCGAACAACCTCTCTGGAGTCGGTAAACCTCCCAACTGGAATAAGTGGACAATACCGAGCGAAGCTACACAAAGATGTGAACGGCACGTGTAACGACTGAGCGAGAGGCTCCTATCAGAGACGATGGGATGGATCTACAGTCTGAGCTCAGCAGGAATGTTGAGAGAGTAACAGAAATGTCTACTCCTGCATGTGATACATGTAAGTAACAAAATATTGCAGATGTAATGGCTAGCTTGAATAGCTTGAAAAGTAATGGTGTCAATAATGACGGCGCACTTATTCAAACCGATGGGAGCGGAAACATTATCACTCCAGTTGGGAGATTACGCGGTTTCTTTTTCACCACACCTTTTGCGCATTCTAGCAACGGTACACTCAATAGCGGAAATACCGTCAATTTCACAGCCTGGGGAAACGGCGGCGTCCCATCGGGTGCCATTGGCATTTTTGTCAACGCATTCTTTACGCCAAGTGCGGCAGGAACGTTTGCCACATTCACGCCACACGGGACCGTGTGGAGCAATGGCAACTATCCTGCTGTGGGGACCGCATTTAACAGTACAAATATCTGCATGGGATCATTCATTTTACCATTAGATGCATCGGGAAAATTTGACGTGAAAGCAAACAGTGGCAACTGTGTCGGTTTTTACATCCAAATGTATGGGTATGTCCTGTAGCTTACCATGTGTGAATTTGCGCATACTCTGACTCATTGTCCAGTGTTTCAGGTGACAAACGAATTACTTTAAGGAGAGCAGATAAAATGTAACGAACGACCTTCATAATAGGATTCCTTTCCAAAGGAAATACATCTTTCATATCAGAACGAGCATATAAAGCAATAGTAACAGAAGGAGGAATGAATTGAGCGGCTTTGGTAGTACGCCAACGACAACGACAGAATCGCCTTTATCTGCTAATCAGGTTTTTATTGGCAGTGTGGCTACTCCTGACACGCCTAATGGGGACTTGACAGCATTAGAAGGTGGTCCTATATCTACTGACTCTAATGGCAACAAGACCGCACCTGCTTCGCTGTATATCAAGGATGGCAACGATGTCACACAAGGCGCAAAAGCTGATACAGCTAGCACAGATGCGACAACAGCTAACACCAAGATGTCCTTTCTCAAAGGGCTCGTTAAAATTTTTGCTGACATCTGGGATAGCACCAACCATCGAATACATGTGGATGGATCGGGAGTCACACAGCCTGTAAGCGGCTCGGTATCAGTCAACACGATCTCGAATTATGCTACTCAGTCAGCAAATCCAGGCACAGCTATCTTTGATGTATGTGTCGAGATCACCATAGGATCGGAGGTGTATGATCCACAACCAAGCCGAATACAAATTAGGAAGATTTAAGGAGGTTTCAATGGCCCAATTCCCGGGAGCAAAAGACAAATTTGTTGACAGGGATCGTGTCTGGATCAACCAGAATGACCAGGCAACGATCGTCATTCACGGAACGGGGGGCAATCCCAATCAAACAGCCGATCAACTCGGGGACTACTTTGAGACAACGCCTCTCATGACTTCAGTCCACTACGGAATTGATCGGGCAGGCAATATTGATCAATATGTCCTTGAGCAAGATGGGTGCGCAGGAGAAGGCATCCTTGACCCTGGCCACGATCCGTTCTGGGATCAATACGCGCCGAATCCCAACTGGCACAGTCTTGGAGTCGAAACAGAGAACGACCAGACAAACAGTCTTCCACTCACCGATCCGCAAAAGCAGACGCTGTTCAGATTGGTCAAGCACTGGGTCGACAAATACGGCATTCCACTTTCGCACATTAAAGGACATTTTAGCTTAGAACCCGTAGAACGACACAATTGTCCAGGACCTAACTTTCCCTGGCAAGAACTCTTTGCTTACTTGAATGGAGGAACTATGCAAATACCAACCGGATGGACCGACGATGGAACGACACTCAAAGGACCCAACGGGATACCTGTCGTTCTTGGTTTCAGAGACCACGTCCTCAACTCAAATTGGGACCCAGCTAACTGGCCTTTGGAACCTGAGAAGCACCTGACTGGCCTAGAGATGAGCAATCCCACACTTGGTGATGGGCAATCTCAAATCTTCCGATGGAAGCGACTCGAATACACGCCCAAGATGGGCGTCTTTGAGGGCTGGTTAGGGCAGGAATTGCTCTGGTATCAGCAGGAAGTCAAGCAGCTTGAGACTGAAATAGCTACGCTCACACAACCAGCCCAGCTCTTAGAGCAGCTTAACGGCCTGATCGCGCAAGCTAGTACAGCCAATGCTCAAATCGGCTCGGTGCTTACACAGGCTGCTAAGCTTACCACACTGCAATAAAAAAGATTGGATGTATCTAATGTGGAAAGAGATCCGCGTGTAGATAAACATGACGTGCTGCTTGACAAGCTTGTTGAGCAGCAAATTAGACTTGAGGAAATGTTGAAGGTTCAAATCCGACGTGCTGATATCCAAGATGAAGCACTCAAGAAGAAGAGCGAAACTGATGCTCAAAAGGAGATTGAAGCAGCAAAGAAGGAAATTGAGCTTGCAAAAACACTGGCGACCATTGGGCAATCCATGACCATGATCAAATGGGCGGCAGGACTGATCGGCACAACGCTGCTTTTAAACTTTCTCGAACACTTTTTGCCAAAATGAAGGAGGTGAGATGCTGACCATTTCCTACATCGATATTCTGCAAATCATATTTTGCCTAGCTGGTATTATACTACCTCAATTCTCAGCTAAATCAAAATATGCAGGTGCTATAGTTATCGCAACCATGTTTCTCGTCTCGTTTGCCGGCGCATGGGTTGTTCATGCACTTGATCCTAAGCAAACCTTTAGTGCAGTGAACGCTCGTTTGTTCTCACTTATAGGCATATCGCACATTGTTTTCATCTCAGTACAGTCATCCATGTATTGGAAGCTCATATTCCAAAGAGTCGGCTTTTACAAGAAAGAAGAGGAGCCATGAACGAACAAATCACTCTTGCACTCATTCCCTATGTCGTTCCATCCGTCCTGGGACTGATCGTCTACATCTATCATCAGGTCTGGCAGCGCACGCCCGAGAAGCAACGCCATGCCCTTGAGCAACTTGCCACTCCCATTGTGCAGATGGTCGAGCAGCAGTACAAAGATGCCACTCCACAGCAAAAGAAAGAGGCGGCGCTGCATGCCATCTCGCTCGCATTTACCGCGTTCAATTTGCCAGAGCCAGATGACGCGGTCATTAACGCTTTCATCGAGTCGGCTGTCTTTGAGATGAATCGACTTCGATCAGCTAATCCGGTCACACAACCTTTACCCCAAATTACACGTACATCTCAACTCAAGAAAGGTAATTAAAGCATGAAGCTTGGAAAATTAGCACCCAAACACGACCCACGTACTTTGCACTTAGCCAACTACCTCAACATAGGCAAACTGCCACCCGTCCCAGCGCAAAAGGATTGGAGTGGCAAGGTACTCGCGTGGGGGATGCTACGCAATGATACGCTAGGTGACTGCACCTGCGCCGCTGCCGGCCATATGATCATGGAATGGACAGCCAATGCCAGTACTGAGATTTATCCCTCTGATACTGCTATCGTGGCCGCTTATAGTGCGGTATCGGGCTATGATCCACTGACAGGAGACAATGACAACGGGGCGGTTGAAGTTGACGTCTTGAATTACTGGCGCAAGACCGGGATAGCCAATCATAAGATAGACGCCTACGTTGCCTGTGAGCCACGAAATCACAGCCATGTCAAAGCCGCCGTGTATCTCTTTGGGGGATGCTATATCGGGCTCGCCTTGCCTCTCTCAGCGCGAAACCAGGATATCTGGAGCGTGGTCGGAGGGCCAAACTCACGGCCCAATTCATGGGGAGGTCACGCTGTAAACATTTGTGCGTTTGATGAGCACTATTTGACTTGTGTCACATGGGGCGCATTAAAGAAGATGAGTTGGGCCTTTTGGGATAAATACTGCGACGAATCGTATGCCCTTCTTTCTCAAGATTTCATCTCAAATGGCATAGCACCAAACTCAATTGATTGGAAGTCCTTACAACAGGATTTGAGCAAGGTAGCACGTTGACTTGAGTAGTCTTGTAGCTTAGAATTGAGATATGCCAACCCGCTGTAGACATGAAATGGGAGTAGTGTCTATTGCCAAGCGTAATTTAATCGCGGGTTGGCACTCCACTTTTGAGGTGCCCTATGCTACTCAGAAATCCGCAACCAGATCCTGATCTTCGGCGCAAATTCAACGAAACAGAAACGATCAAAGAACTACCAGCCGCGCCCAAATCCACAAGTCTTCACCCGAGCTGGTATCAACAGTCTGTGGCGCCTCCACCCGCAAACAATTGGCATGAAAGCTTACCTAAGCCTCAACAGCTACCAATATTCAGAGAGCCGATAGACCTAGAAAAGTGGGCGGCACGACTCACGTGGGCATGCTTCATTCTGTTTGGGGTTCTGCTCACAGTGATATTTATGGGGAAGATGTTGGCAATGGCCTGGGCCCTGAAATGAAAAACCCCGAGATGGTTACTCGGGGCCTAGGCTACTCTTTGGCTTTCTTTTTGGCTCTCTTCTTGCTCTTGATATATCGATGAATGCTGTCAATGAGGACGAGATCAGCCAGACGCATGTAATCCTCTTCTTGTGGCTCTTTATTTGGAGGATAAGCAATACTGTGATTGTGGACAAGAGCATCCCGTGATGCATCTTTGAACTCTTGCCACATGCTTTCTGGCATATGGAAAAGAAACCACTTTGCATCAGGTACATCAGGGGCCTTGACGACTTTGAGACGGGGACGCCCGGCACCAGGCCGAGCACCACCACGATTGCTATTGCTCATTGCATTCTATCCCACTTGGACTATGAATCACACGCTCGTATCCAACGGTTTTGATTTCCGTTTTAATTGAGCATTCCTTGCCTTGCTTGGCATAGTACTCTACGTTCCTCTGTGCTATATCGATACTGGAGACAGCCCATTTCTTGCCATCCATGACATTATAGATAATTTCTTCCTGCTGAGACTCCATGATAGGCATATCTATTCCACTAAAGGTATGACCAACATTCCAACTCATTTTGAAACTCGCTTTCTATGCTACTAACTCGACTTTTGTATACCATCCTGATTTCATATTTGGAGCAAGATCATCAAGCTCATTGACTTCTTTCTGAGAAACATAGTTTGGCTTTTCGGCTACTCGATACTGGAGACTACCACTCCAGACAATCTCTCCAATCTCGTGCTTTTCATCGAGAATGAATATCGTCTTCTTCTTAGCATTGGCACGCTCTCTGACCTCTCTCTCAGCACCTAGCTGATCAAGATATTCACTTTTGCCGCCTTGACGACGGATATCTACCTCATCCTCAAAAGATCCAAAGAGATCATCATCGTCTTCCACGACTCTATTAATTTTCTCTATTGCGCCATTTCGCTTCATACATGCCTTTGCATCCTCTAAGCTTGCATGAATGCATGGAACAAAAGCTCCGGAGACTTTTTGAAGCATGGCCTTACCACGCATCTTGCAATGGAATTTACTGGACTCCTCTACAATTTCATAACCATTTTGATATACAGGTACCATCGTTTTCTCCTTCGCAATGGCAGCTTTCCGCTGTCTAGCAGGAACTACCTTGAGGACTCCTTTCACCTTGCGGACTGTAAGGCCTTCTTTGATTTGTAGTTCCGCTACCAGCGGATTAACTTTGCGTACTGCCATTGTCTTTCTCCTTGTTTTCCTTTCGAGATCTCCTCTCGACATTTGAATTATGCCATATTTTCAAACGGATGTCAAGCTTATTTGCAATGAATTTTAGCAGTTTTTCAAAGTTGGTCTAATCAAAAAAAGAAGGTCGTTCAGACCTTCGTGCTCTCTCGCTCGTTCTTACCTGATCCACGCATCTTTTGCTATGCCCCGTGCCATGATGCAGTAGTCAGGAAAGCGTATAGTAGCATCATAGGAATACGGGATGTACATATCGCCATTAAACGTGCAATAGCCACCAAACCTTCGACTCACCGGATCAAGCGTAAGGTACCGGAAAGCCGAAAGGACCAGCTCAGCAGGAAACTCACCAGATAAAAATCGATACTCGCGAATGGCCTCGTCGCATAAGTCGAGCAGGCCTCGGTCCTTGGCTGCTTTCTTGAGGTATGGCCTGCCTTGCTTATCCAGTAGCAAAAGGCGTTCTGTGACCTTGGAGACGCGAATAGGGACCGTTGGCATGTCGTCAATGGATATCTCATCAGTGGTTCGCTCCAGTCGTACAGGCTGCCACGGCTTTCTCACGCTTCTCAGCTTGCCGGTATTGCGACGGTTCCACGCGCGCACGTACATACCTGGAACATATCTCTCTTGCTGCATCATTGCATCCTTCCTGCTTTTTAAGCATGAATTACAAATTAGACAGAATTGTTGAAAAGATTATAGCACAGGAAAGAGCAATTTTGTTGAGCTTGATCTCATCCGACACAATAAATACAGAGTCAATGAACCAAGACTCTTTGGAGAAAATCTCACGTGACTGGCAGCGGCACGTAAAATCGCTGCTTCTTTATGTTTGCAGGCAACAAAAAAGACCTCCGAAGAGGCCTTGGTGGGATGAGATGGGATTAATCTAGATCATACGACTCCAGATAGCACCCTGGCAGTTTCCTTTCCTGCCAGAGGCGGTATAGATCGCCCGCCTTCCTTTGAGGATCTTCACCTTCGTACTCCACATAGGTGTTTTCGCGTGTCTCGGCTGTTAGACCGAGACTTTTAAAGCGAGACTTTAACATCTGGACCTTCTGCTTATCTTCGCAACTAAAACAGATATACATTTTTCCCTTCTTTCTCTTTCTAATTAAACTAACTCTACATGCCGACGTACGATAGTATCGACCCATACTTTATTTAATGCAGGATGGCCGTGGCGACCATCTGGGCAAAAGCCACAGTCTTTCCCTGTAGTATGAAAATCCATTCCAAACAGGATTTCCATAGCTTGATATGCTTGTGTGACCTCTGGGGAACCAAGCACTTGTACTAGCAGATGCTTGACGCCTCTTGCTCGTTGAGAAGCAAAGGGAGCAGTATCCATATCCAGCTTCTCAACATTGACATTCAAGTACCAATCTGGTACCGCCTCATCTAGCAACTCTGCTCCACGTGATACTTTTGCGTGGAGATCAAGTCGGTCTCGAACACAACTATCACATTTGCACTTGTTCTCGTAATATGGACCTGCCAGAAAATTATGCCCCATGTTTTATTCCTTTCAAAGAAAGATTGCATTATCAAAATTGATTTTGTGCTTAATCCGCTCATCAATAGCAGATTGTGCAATGTCACGCGCTACAGCTCTGATTTGATCTAAATCAGGTTCTTGGCCAGTCTGGAGACAAATCATCTCTCGAAACCACCTCAACCGATCATCGGAAAGCGTGAAACTAATCACAACACGCCTCTCTTCATCCTTTTTCTTAGGATATGGACGCTTACTCACCAATCACCTCCTTCATTCGATCTAGTCAGATTATACTGCATTGCAATATTGAATGTCAATGATTTTGAGACCAATTTCCGCAAACCCATGATCTCGCTCATGCCTGTATTGCAGCTTTGTGGTGAGCAAAAGAAAAGCCCTCCTGAGTGAGAGGGCTGGTTGGTGGACGCGCTACTAGGCTTTATAAATGTGTCTGCCAAGCACTTGGCTAGCAACCTCATAGGCCTTGTTGATCTTGGCCATCTTCTCATTATTACCGCCCGCGTCTGGATGATGCATCTTGGCAAGTTTGCGGTAAGCCTCTTTGAGCTTCTCATTTGTCAGACCGTGAGCAGACAAGCCAAGCACCTGCAAGGCCTCTTGCTCGCGCAATGGTGTGCAGGCAGGCGAGACACCTGCCTGTTGAAAATTCTGCAGTCTCTCTTCGATCTGTTTTAGTCGCTCTTGCGCCCTAGCTATTTCATCCTCGGTTGCTGCCATGTCCCGTGTCCGATTAATCGGCCTTTGGAGAATTCTGGTGAGGACCTGAGCCTGTTTCTTTTGGTTTTCATAGCGTTCTTGAAGATATTCAATCTTGTCAAGAGTGCGACGCTTTTCATTGATCGTGAATTGCAACAGTGCTTCCATAGGATCACCTCCTTTCGTTTGTTCGCTGGTTTTAGTCGTCGTAAAAATCGAGATCATCGTCACTTATCCCACTAGAGATGAGGACTTCATTTTGCTGATTGGATGCGGATATTTTTGCCATTGGTAACGTGTTTTGCGTGGGAGATTGGCTTATCTCACCATTAAGAAAGAGCCGTATATACTCATCCGCATAGAAAGCAAGAAGATGACTTTTCGGTACGCCTTTCTGCCTTTCATCCTCTTGCAATTGCCTCATCAAGCGGCTATCACGATTGATAGCCACTGTGAGGTAAACCCGCTTATCTGTATCCCTTGGCATATTAAGAAACCTGCTCTTTTGCATCCCGATTAAAGAAGTGTAAAGCGAGTCTTGCATAGCCAGCGGCATTGGCGCATTCCGGTCTTATTGGCACCGATAAACGATTAGCAAAAAGTGCTCTTACACTGTCCTCAAAGTAGTAGGCACCCCCGCCGACTAAGAGGACATATTCAGCATCAGAAGCCACGACATCGCTTCTCAAAGAGCTAGCCCAGGACCGTTTAATAAAGCCTGAAATTCGTTTGCCAACTTCGCCTAAAGACTTGCTTAAAAGAGCATCGACTCTCATGTGATGAGCCCCAGCATTCCTGACGGTTGCAACACTGTTATAATCCTTGGTATCCACAAAACAATTCTGGAGTTTGGCAGCATCGCTCGCAGATAAAGGATAGCGAAACTCTTTCTCAAAAGACTCGGTTAAACTATCGATTGCAGACTCAACCCCAATGTCATGAGACTTGCATTGATCTTTAATTGGTGTTTGACCATTCACCATATAGATATCAGTTGTCCGCCCTCCAATATCGATAATACCCGCCTTGACTTTCCCTATGGCCCCATGTGCAATATTGGCACCGGAGCCCTCCATGATGACCTTCCTGATGGCGATGTGGGCTATACGCCTCTCACCATCTAAGACAAACTCGTGATCGCCTTCGAGCGCGTTTTTAATCGCCTCAATATTCTCCTCATTGTGCGTGAGGATAGGTAGACCAGTGACCACGATCAACCCATACTCGCGATCTTTGATCAAAGTACCAGACGTTGCCAGTAGCATAGCCAGACTACGAACACTCCAGTAACGAGTGATGTCCCCACGGCTGGTCAATGTCATAGCATCGGATGATGGGGCCTGTTCGATTGCCAGATCCCCCACGTAAAACTCATTGCCATTGACGGCTATGATGTGAGCAGTGTCGTGGACCGCTCCGATTTGACGCAGGTCCCCATTGGTTGACATGGCCTCCAACTCCTCACGTGAGCCCTCATAGAGCGTACTAGGCATGGTGAGCTCACGAAGATTACCTGCAATGTAGGTAATTCCACACGTTTTACTATTGCCATAATCATGGCCGTATGGGTAGGTGTTGTAATGGTAATTCATTTAGGTGATTTCCTTTCACTACTTCTGTACAGTACGAAATTTAACTGTATTGTACAGTTTACTTTCTTACCAACCGCTTGTCAAGTAAAAAGCTACTTTTTTGCTCTCCTTTTGCAAAATTGACGGTACAGGTAAGTACTGTATGGTACGGAATTGCTACTTTTCATCTCTACGCAATACGCGTGTAAATTTCCAGTAATCAACCTCTATGTGCTCTACACTACCTATGATGTGACTGCTGATCGTCTCTACAGGGTAGTATCCCCAGTTGTAGGGCTTCGCTCGCTTGAGATAAGCAAGAGTAGCATCGTCAATCTTTGCCTCTACCAAAGCGTCAAATCTTTCCTTGCTAACTCTTGCTTGGAGAAGTGGAACCTCTGTATGCTTAATCAGAGCAAGGACAGTCTCAAGCCCTGCGCCTCCCTCGCCTCCATGCGTTCCAAATCCATCAGGGATGATAGTGAGCTGAATACGGCTTATCCATCCCCATGCTACAAACAGAACTCCATCATGGTCAGCTTCAGGATATTCTTGGCAGCATACCAATGTCATCCATTCTGGTTTAAATTGCCCAAGAAGGATAGTCGCCATAGCCTCAACGCAGCTTCTTGTGATTCCAGGTTCCCCTAGATACTGGGGTAATTGTCCACCATAGTATTCATAATCAAAAAAAGTCATTTTAAGCCTCCTCTAATTCCATACCCTTACGAGCCATGTTGCTAATTGATCTCATCACCTGCTCATACTCAAAACCAGCCTCTTGATAGCCTTGTCCCTTGCCTTTCTTGACTCTCCAGACACGCTCTATGATCCCATCTTTCGTGTTTATCCCAGAGGCCATCGCTTCTAGGACTTGGGATACTCGTAGATTGGCCTGAGAAGCCTCTTCAGGCTGTTCTTCCATCTCCGTTCTATCCACATTCCATCCACGTGGAGAGACCTCTTTGACGGTTACTTTGGAAGGCTCGTTTTTTGCCTTGAGTAAAGCCTTGACATCGTAGTCAGGGGCCTCCACCAAGTCGGTACATCCCGTAGCCTCTACCACACATTGCCCTTTTTGCTTGCTTTCCCAGTTCGAGTTAAGCAGTTCTGAGCAAACAAAACCAGCAGCCCTGGCCGCCGTGGGCTTGACTGCAAAGCTCACATTGATCCCAAAGTTGTTGTTAAACGCTTTCAGGTCCTCATCTGCATAATCCACCTGAGCACAAGCCATAAGATGGATGAATACTTTGAGCCCGCGAATAGCCAGCTCGTTTAAGTCATCGAGCAGCGTTGATCGTGTAGCCCCGTCAAGGTCCCTGTGTTTCTTCAAGCTCAGGAACTCCTCAATGTAGACCAGGATATGAGGCTGTTGGGCTTGCTCCGATTCTGGTAGGCTATAGCGCCTATCCATCTCATTGCGGATATAGTGCAGATATTCAGCTACCTGTCTTGGGTTGCGAGCGTGTAACTCAACTTCTTTCCTGCCTACATTCAAGACTGCCAAGTGCTCCATATCCTCAAAGAGTTTGCTCGTTTTGTTCTCTAGATCAAGCAAAGCAATCACCATCGTGTCGGGATCATGCGTCTTGGTCACCAGATCTATGAGAGCAGCCGCAAAGCAACTCTTGCCCTTCTGACTTGATCCGATAATGAGAATATGCGAGCTATCAATATCGACAATCGGGACCCCATTTTGTCTGAGTGAGTTCCCAAAAGGCAACTGAAAACTATTGCGCTCTACTAGCTTCACCAAGTCCTCTATCTTTGGCTTGCCAGTTTGTCCAGGAGGGAGCAGCCCCATCGTCTCGCTATTGCTCTCGCTCTTCACGCTGTAATGCATGCTGTGCAAAGCCGGGTGCTCACGCATATTCCCCCTAATGAGTTGCCAACGCCCGGTCAATCCATCCCTTACGACTAAGTTCCCCTGCTCATCCAGATGAGAGATATCACTGAGCCGCTTTGCCTCTGCCAACATCCTTTGTGCCTCAGCTTGCTTGATGGCGTTCTCAGCAGCCTTGGATGAGATCTCAACCAGTGCCGTCTTGTAGTAGGTCCAAGTCGAAAGGCCATATTTCACGCCAGCGCCAATACCAGCAAGAACAACTGCTGGTATGAGTAGTTGAGCTCCGAACCGAATCAGTGAGCCCGATGCTGCTACCCAAATTCCCCAATTAGCAAACATGGCAGTCAGGAAGCCAATGAACAGGATCACCGAGATAGATGAGGCAATCACAAACGTCACTAGTGATTTCAGGCCGTCTGCTGGTGAAATCTCTCTATCCATTTCAGCTATTTGCACTTCTTGGTTAAATTTTCTTTTCACGCTGAAGATACCTCCTTCCTGCGCAGAATAGGCCTATTCCAATGAGACACATGAAGAACATCTGATTTGATGAGGTGTGTGTGAGGATCATCTCAAGCTCATACGAGAGCCCCCATACGAGACCGAGAAACGCTGCTACAGCGATTCCCACCGCAAACGCGATCACGAGGAACTCTTGGATGAGCGGGATGTTGAGGGCTTTATCCCCTGTTGATGGTAGTTGCATTGTCTGGTTTCCTTTGCTTCTTGCAAGGCCCCCAGACTGCTGTTATGATGCTAGGAGCCCTAATTTATCCTTAGGGTGAGCTCAGCTCGCTACTGGTTTGCGGCCTAGCGAGCTGAGCGTCTCACTACTTGTATTTACTGGTGTCGACTTTCCACACATCGCGAGGCGCGACATTTGGGAGTCTGTCTCTCCAGTACTGATCTCGTGGGTTCAGCTCATAGTAGAGCTGACATTGCTCGGTGTACAACTCGTGATTGTACTCAGCACCCTCTGCTTCAGTAATGCTACGTAGATACTCATACCGTTCTTGCTTGTTCATGGTTTTTCCTTTCTTGCCTGTTGCTATGGTTCCTAGGCCAGCAACAGGCGACTTACATTATTTGTCTAACTTCTGCGTCTTTCAAAATACGAACATCGCACAAACGCTCAGCCTTCTCATCAGGCCTTGCACCGCGACCATATGTGCTTATTGTATACAGTGTCGGTACAGCCTGTATCATCACCGAGTCGCCTTCTCTCAACTCAACATCTTCCATATCCACACATACCACCTGTGCAACACTTCCACCTGCTGCATCTCTCACAGTATGGAGATAAGCAACAGGCGTCTCTTCCCCACTGCTAGAGGAAGCAGTGGCAAGACGCGCAACACGAGCTGTAAAGTTCATCATTCCCCTTTCTCTGGCAACCTTGCCAAAATCAACTGCTGAACTTGGGCGATAGCGTCGAATCGCTTTTGCATGTCTGTTCTGATTGCCGCGACATCCTGCTTTAGCGTGTTCACGTCGCCTTTGAGCGTCTCAACATCACGTTGGATACGATCCGTTTTGACTTCAAGCTGCCCAACCTTGGGATTGATCCGTGCGACTTCATCAAAGGTGCGCTGGAGCAAATACTCGCTTGCGACGTCTCGCCGTTCGACTTTGACGTTGATCGGTTCGGTTACCTGCTCCCTCAATTGCCGTACTTCCTCTTTGACCTCAGCCTTAAATGCTTCGAATTCTTCACGCGTTGGTTGGTTCATCCTCACCTGCTTCCTGTTCTCTCTGTGCACTCTCAATACGTGCTAAGATACCCCACTTCTCGAAAAGCTCTTTATGCTCGTTGCAATAGAACCCCATACGCCCTGAGTTGAACTTCAACCAGTGCGTGATGGGCTTGTCACAGCCCTCCTCGTCACACAAGCTTGCACTTTTCTCCTTGCGCTTGTATGGGCTCTGCTGTCCAATCCCCACGTGGCCGAGCGTCCAGGCTTTGCGCGGTTTTTGGTCTGTTGTTGTCATCCTACAAAATCCTTTGAACATCCGTCTCTTGTGTTTGTAGAGACGTTTCAACTATACTTTCATTTAAGTAGTCTGTGGGTCTGTGGCTGTCTGTTACCCACTGCTCAATCACAGACCTAGGGCTATGCCGCCGAACTTTCATCACTCTTCTGCTCAGAACTTTTCCTCTTTGGCTTGCTGATAAAACGTATCTTTAGCAATGCTTCCACTTGATATGTGTATGCACTGCCTACTGACCTGTAAGGATACAAACGCCGTTTGTGATCCTTATCCTCTCTTGTGAGTTGTCCTAGGTAGCGATGTGATATATCCCTACCAGCTATGACACTCAGTAAATACGCTGCTTCCTCATGCGTTACCTCAAGGTTCCGTTCATCTTGCGTCAGAGTGTTTCCAGTTCGGTCCTCCTGTAACTTACTATGTATCACCTTCACCTTCTCTGAAAGCAGAGGCTCTACAATTCGCTTTGGCTTTTGCTTTGGCATAGCCCCTCCGATATGTCAATCAAACTTGGTATAGATGAATAATACAACAGTTGTTGTAACTTGTCAAGAGAAAAAGCTGTGAATTTTTAGCTGTTGAGAAAATTGGTTAACCTAGAAAGTTACATCAGTTGCTTGACAAGTTACAGCAGATATTGTAAAATAGAAGAGTCCAGTTGAGGACAGAGGCTGGCTGGCAATCGCTGGTTAGCCCTTTTTATTCTCCCTTTAAATAGTATTTTGAGGCGTGTCATGGATGAAGAAAATGTATTCCCTGGATTTATTTACCCAGCCCCAAAAGGACATACGCAAATTCCCAACTTATGGTATGACGAGATTGTTTCACGGATAGACAATGTAGCAGAGCTGAAAGTGGTACTTTACATTCTTCGCCATACATGCGGCTTCCAAAGAGCAGAGGAAGCCCAAAGACTAACTGTAGATGAATTTATGAATGGCCGCATATTCAATGGAAGAAGAATTGACAGAGGTACAGGACTTAGTGAGATGTCAGTTCGCAATGGACTCAAAAACGCGGTGAAACACGGCTATATTGTTTGTGAGTCGGACAATAGCGATAAAGGCAATATCAAGAAGTGCTACAAACTCAGATTTTTAGAGGTACAAACTTTAGACCCCAAACAAGAATTAGAGGTACAAACTTTAGACCCCACAGGTACAAACTCTATACCTGTACAGGTACAAAATTTAGGGGAAAAGGGTACAAACTTTAGACCTCAATCCCCCAGTGGGGAGAAAGAAAGAGAAAGAAAAGAAAAAGAAAGAATGAAAGAAAGCGACTCATCCATCCATTCATTCGACCAATCTTCTTCTCAAAGGGCAGATGCAACAGCTTTTATCAGAATGTTTATGAGAAAATTTCTTCTGGAGATGGGTGCAACTGGCAAATTAATGGATGACCATTTGAGATACCTACAAGATCTCTATCATTTTTCTGGGCTGGACAAAGAGGCATTCCGGTCTAAAGCTGAATTTGATATGGACAAAACAAGGCAGTTGGAAGGTGATCTAGGTGAATTTTATCAGTATTTCCATAAGTCAATAGGATGGCAACAGAGTAGAGAGCAGTAAACCCTCTACTCTGGATAAAGTGCTTGGGCTACTCCAGCTCTTGTATCGTGATAGTCCAGTCGATGCCACTATAGATTTTTAGATAAACGCTACCGCCTTTGTGCTCAAAGCTCTCACCTTTTGGTGAAGCGCTCTCACACGTGGTATCCACAGCATCAAAATCTGCCATATCGTTGGTATTAGCATCATAGACTTGGGCAATGAGAGCAGCGCCGTTAACTTGACAGTTCCATTGGATTTTCCAATTATCCACAACGGTAATCGTCTCTGTCTGCTTATCGCCATTACCTGTGTAGGTATGAGTCGTTTGCCACGTCTTTTGTACAGGTTTGGGCGTAGGTGTAGGCGTTGGGGCGGTATTACTGCTCTCGGTGATTGAGCTAGACGTACTGATTGTCGTTGTGGTAGTGGCAGTTTGCTCTTTGTTTTTGTCGACAACCGATCCAATAGCCCCAAGTACCAAGACAATGCCAATGGCAATGCCAGCTACAAGCAAACCTTTATTCTTCTTTGGCTGCGGTGGAGGTGGATAGCCAGGGTGTGGAGGTGGCATATATCCGCCTGATGGTGGATAGTTGGTATAAGGCCCTTGCCCTGGTGGCATAGGTCCATTAGGGTAATTATTCAAGTAGAACGTCCTTTCAAGTAAATAGATACATGTAATTCCATATGCATACACCAAAACGAGTACAAGATGGAAGGATAACAACTCAATTTTTCAGTTTCCTAAATCTCATCTAAAAAAGCTTGACAAAGTTACAACAGTTGTTGTAATATAAGGATGTGCCAATTGAGAGCACAAAAAAATCTCTCTAAGTGCTTAGGACCACCTAGAGAGATCGTCAGAAGCCAAGAGCTTCTTAGTCAAAAAACCGAGGTTAATTTTAGCATGAATACAACTATCGAAGCAACCCAAACCAACGAGACCCAAGCACCGGAGCCTATCCGCGTGATTCGCAAAGTTAACGGGCGGTACCAGTGGGTCACACTCAACAGTGTGGATGAGCTTACCGAGGACGAATGCCGCCAAATTTATTGCGCAGCATTCGGGATTTACGCGTAGTTCGTGAAAGGAGCTGGGGAGTGCTTCGGTGCTCTCCAGATGGACATGGAAGAACAAAACCAAAGCGAAGTACGACGGCTCTTGGAGACCATCGACCGAGAATACCAAGCTGCACAGTTTGGGCTCTCAGGCCTTGCACAAGGCACGTCACAGCACGAATTTATCAACGCCCGAATGGAGAAGATTGAGGACATCCGCGAGAAGCTGGTGGACTTGGTAGGCGAAGAGCAAGCAGGGCGGCTCGTTGTCCAACAAATGGAAAGGAGCAAGGACGCTCATGGCAAGGAATGAGTTGCCTGTGATGACCGACGAGAGCGGCATAGCCTGTAGTTGGTGTCCATCCACCGAGGAATATACCGATGAACAAGAGCAAGGCCAATTGTCGCATGGTGTGTGTCATGGACATGCCACTATCATGAGGATGCGTCGACAAGTTGGCAAGGTGCCGTCATATGTCGATCAAAGAGAGCAATTCGAGAAATATAGAAGAGAGAGGTTTTCGTGAACAAACACGATGTGAGAGCGTTCCTCACCACCAACAAAGAATATGAGAAGAATGAGCACAAGGGGTTCGATTTCGTTGGCGTTGGCAGGTGGAACAGGAATAAAACATACAGGGAGTACGGACAGACGGTGGAAGATGCTATCTTGGCTGTGTGCACAGGGCATCGTTTGTCGCCAAGGGATATTGAGCTAGTGGTCAGAAGGTAAGGAGAACCATACATGGCTAAACCATTCGATTGGAAAGTAGTGAGCTATACCGATGAAGAAGCAGAGCAGGTTTGTGTTGAGCATCGACAATCATCTTGTGTGTTAGATGCGCATCCTGTAACCTTTGGAGGTAAGACACATGTACATCTTGATTTAGATGATGGTGACATTGTAGTCGTAAGCAAAGAAGTTTGCTTACATATTGAGTGGTAGTACGTTTGTCAGGGCCTGTGCATCTCGCAAGGGGTGCATAGGAACAGGCAAAAGTGCCTGAGTAGTGCCACATGGCAAGAAAGGATATCTATGGGTATCAGAAAAACAATCAATGAAAGTCCACACGGGGCCGCACAAGTTGGAGACTCCATTTACAAGCAAAGTAGGGACTACGAGGGAATGTATGAGCAGAAAGATGGTGATGGTACTCATTACCTTGTTAGTTCACAACAGATGATTGTTGAAGAAGTAAAGGCGTGGGCTAGCAGATCTAGCATCAATCCCATAGGGAGAGTTAAGGAGTAAGCAGTCTGCATAGCGCGTTTGTCAGTCGTTGCCAGTTCTACGGACTGGTAACCGCAGGCAAGATGTGCCTGAGTAGTCCTGTAGAACAGGAGAAAGGAAAAAGTCTTGAGTTTCTTAGACAAAGTGGCGCTCGGTGGCTATTCGCTCATAGCTCGTTTTAGATCTGATGAGGAATTACGACAGATGAAAAGCGATGCTGAGAGAGAAATCCAGAACGAGCTTGACGGCGTGTATGGCGATCTTGATCAGGAAAGCGTGGATGATTGGAAGATAGATTTGAGCGTTGCTGAAAAAGAGTTACAGCGCAGAACTCGTAGGAAGTAGCATAGTGGCACGGGCTGGCCGTACAGCCCCATTTGAACAATATGAACCATTGCAGAGACGAGCAGAACAAGCCTATTTGCCTAGATTGTGCCAACAAAAGCAAATTTAGGGACAAATTGGCGAATGCCACGAATGCGAGCGGAAAGAGCATATTTTGTGCTGAATGTGGCAAGGGAATCTTGAGCGTTCAGCAAGAAGTAGCTGTACGAAAAGCAGAAAGAAGGAACACATGAAGAGAATACAGAGACAAGATCTTGGCTATTGGGGCAACATCGAAAAGCGTTTTCGAGAGCTCTATCCCAACGGCATGACACAAGAGGAGATCGACGCGGCTAATGCTGAGATGTGGCGCAATGCCTACCCAACGCTAGAAATGTCTCTAGAGGACGAGCAAGAGCAACAGGACTACTTGCATCCCTAGTGTCCGTATGGTAGGATGAGAGTATATCTTGTAGTTAAGCCTATAAAGGCACAAGAAGGAGAGAGTTATGCCGGAAAACAAAGAATTATTAACAGTTTCAGAGGTAGCACAGGCATTGCGAGTAGATAATACGACAGTGAGGCGTTGGCTGAAAAACGGTGCAATGCAAGCCGTCTCGTTACCACATGTCGGCAAGCGAATGGCGTATCGCATCAAGCGAGCCACGTTAGACGGGCTACTTGCAACTACAACACAAGCTTAGTCATCCATCCGTCCATCCATTCATTGCCAGGACTTCGGTTCTGGCTTTTTTGTGCAAGAAAAAGACCTGCACCAGCCTCACTCATGCAGGTCTTCTCTGGAGTCGAAGCTCCTCGTTACTCGGATAGCTCAGTATAGCACATCCGTCACGCTACACGGTCTTTCTCGCACGACACATCCATTCTCTCGTCTCTCACGGACAAAGGGCATTCTCGGCCTTCTCAGTGCGATTTAGGGGCATTTTGGCTCGATTAGGTAAGCTAGAAGCATGGATACTACCAATCAAGAATACTTGCTCACTTACCTAGAGCAATGCAAGCTCAAAGCTCTCGGTGCCTACGAATACGCACAAAAGCTGCAAGATGAGAGTGTGAAGGAAAAACTTGAGACGATTGTCTCGGATGTGATAGGGTTGACAGAATACGCAAAAGGCAAAAGAAAAGAGGCTAGCGACTAGGCCAACCTCTCCACAAGACCGCTCTTTTCCACTTCTTGGCACCAGTTCTCAATAGCTTCAGCCAGTGTGTGACCAAAACCGAAGAAGTTTCCTAGAGCGACAAATATTCTATTGGGACCTACCTGAATATACATCCTATGCTCTTGGCATAGCTGCAACAGATCATCCGTCTTGTTCATACTTTCCTCACTAGCCTCTTTCGGTAGACCTTGGCTCGCTTGGTGCTCACACATCTGGTGATAACACCAAGCTTAGCACCGAACTGGTAATGCCTATTCGCTCTACACCATCTGCGCATAGGCTTGATATAATTCTCTCTTATCCACGTATGCAGCTCACGCTTTCTTTGCAATATTCTAGGCAAGGCACGTTTATGAGCATCTTGGAAAGAGATGTCATGCTCAGCACAGCTAGGAGCTTGCATGAGAGCCTCAAGGTAGGTTTTGTCCATTATTTCTTGCCCCTATGATACCAGCGATAGAGCCAACCAGCCACAATGAGAGCAACGGCTATCGTGGTACAGACGTACCAAAGCCAGTTCATATGTCTATCCTCTCTTTACAGGCCTAGTATACTCATTTTTGAGCAGGGAGTCACTACTTGCTTTGGAGGCTGGTGATTGGTTCCCTGCTCAACCCACGAACTAATCTTCCTGCTCTTGCTCCATGCTTCTTTTCAATTGCCTGATAGGACGTACAATACAGTCTTCCTCATGACTATAGCCATGACAGTACTCGCATAGCGAAATTCCATCTAATGTAAAAAAGGTGTCTAATTTCGACAAAATCTCAAGTGTAAGTTTTTCTTGTTCTGGTGTCATAGTCTTATCCTTTCTAACTGTGCTATAATTGAGCTGAGCAGAGCAACCTACTACTATCTGCAACTACTGCCTCACTGCCAAACACGCTCTGCTCGACCCAAACCTCAGTAGTATACTGTACATGAGAGCAGTGCGCCCCCATCAGGTTTACTTATGCCCTAACGAAGAGCACCGCTCTCTTTTGCTTCTCTCGTTACTTTCTTCTCACTAATGTATTTATTTGCTGAAGCGCAGCCCTTCTCTCAGCAACCACAATCGCACGTTCGACATTCTCGAAATGCTTACTCAAACGTTTCAAAAAGAGCAGTCTTACAATCCACCCACCATTGCCATGAAATGCGCTCTCATCCCAATATGCGCTTGTCTTATCTTGTCGTGTGAGATAGGCGTCCATGATGTTTAACGATGACTTCGTACCACTAAAACGGATAGCATAGGTGGTTGTATTGATTTGCGTGATGTCTTGAATAATCAGCTTGTGCATGTTACGCTTTGGCTCCTTCCTGCTGTTGTGCTGCTCTTGCTGCGTTCCTCGCTCGCATCTTGGCTAACTGCTCTTGGTTGCTTCTCTTGATGGCTGCCAATTCGCTCTCTGTTGGCTGTTGTGCAATGTGTGGGCCTGTGGGCTTGCCACGGGATGACGACGCTGGTGTGGGCTTTGCTTCCAGTGACTGTAACCAGCCATTCAGCTCATTCACTAAATTTTTGAGATGGATTTGTCCTTGAATATACGGTAACGCTCGTACAAAGTGGACTAAGCTAATAAAATTCTCTACTGTTTGTACGTATTTTGCAATTTCGGCGCACTCTCCTTTGAGCTTGGCGGTTTTGCGTGGTGGCTTGGCTTTGAAGATCGTTTGGCAGGCGTAGTCGTAGATGACTTGTTCTGTTTCAGTTGACGAAACTTCCTCTTCCTGCTTTGTCTCCTGAAAAGCAGTTTTAAATTGAGAGTGAGAAGCATGAATGGATGAATGCGTAGCCTCTTGGGTTGCAGAGACGTTGGGCGTGCCATTCTTTCTTTCTACAGTATCTTTCTTAGAGTTTCTTTCTTTAGTTTCTTTCTCTGATCGATGTAAACTTTCTTTACCTCCGATGTCAAGATTCTTTACCTCTGGGGTAAAGATGTTTGACCTCTGGGGTAAAGATCCTTTACCTCTAGTTTGGGGGTAAAGATCCTTTACCTCTGAGTCAGAAGCAAACATCTTGAGAGCATAAGCTTTGACTATTCTAGCCCTGTCTCTATTATCAACATTACAGATGAGATAGCCGTGTTCAATGGCATATTTGAGCCCTTGGATTACGCTTGGTTTGCTCAAACCTGTTCCATCATCAATTCGACTTCCATCGGCACGTTTTCTGCCATGCATAAACTCATCAACAGTGATAGGCTTCGGCTTTCCATCGTATTCCTGAAAGCCCCACGTATGTCTCAAGACGTATTCCACGACCTTTAACTCCGCAAGATTATTGATCTTTGCAGAGATATTCACCCATTCGATAGGCATGCGAAAGTAGTTGCTTACAGGAGGGTTGAAACCATTGAATGTCATCTCACTACCTCCCAGGGGACTTGATTCGAGGTGGGATTATATGATAATGTGTATAGTATAGACATCAGGTCTACCTTTCTAGTAATAACATACACCTTGTAGTTTGTTTGGTCACATACTGCTCGGTGTTTTTTGTTAGCTTAGACATCGCATGTATTGCACATGTTCTGTCATCTGTGAAGGTTTGAGCTGACGGGCGTTCGGGTAAAATGGCCGTCAGCTCGGGCCTAGGCTGCCTCCGATACCGAGTCTTGCTCGGTTTCTTTTTTGGCCTCACCTCTAATACTGATCCCGTGAACATTTTGTAGCGTAAATCTTTTGTCATAAGCAGACGAAAGCGCTATAAGCAGCTTGTTAATGGTACTTCGTATTGCGGGCTTTCCGTCCCTAATTCGTGCGACGGTAACTTCGCTGATATTGTGATCCTTGCCAAATTGCCTTAGTGAATAGGGCAAGTTTTCAATCAGCTCTCTTAGTGTATAAATCTCTTTGTCTTCAAGCATTTGAGTCTCCTCTCTTTCTTAAGATATTTCAATTCTACATAAAGATAAGCCATCTGTCAACTGATTTCTGCATTTTTAAAAACTCATATAAAAATGTGTTGACAGATGGCTTAAGATGTGATATCTTATAAGTGTCCCAAGGACGAAGAAACAAAACCAAAGGAGACCACACCAATGACTCGCATCCTGGACTTCGGCAAGAACAAAGGCAAAGCCCTTCACGACTGTGAAGAGAAATATCTCAAGTGGCTCGTTTCACACGAAAAGGTGCTCGCCAAACGCAATCGCTGGGCTAGCCGAGATGCTCGGTTCATCTTAGAGCGCAGAGCAGCACAAGCCGTTGTCACCACAACCGGGAATGCGACATGGAATGAGTGGGAAAAGGTTCTCATCGCGAAACCGATCTCCAATGATCTGGGCATGCGTGGTCAATTGAATGGAACAAGAGCGTTTAGCTTAATGCGTTGAACAAAAGAAAGGATAGTAAAATGAGTCAAATGAAGAATTGTCGAGAGTGTGGGAATACGTGTGTCGGAGATGAAAATCTCTGTAATATCTGTCTTCAAGAGTTCGAAGATGAGTACGAAGATTGGTATGATGGCTGGCATGAAGAGTGTTGCCAAGACTTCACTCAGAATCGGAAAGAGGAAGAAACAGAAGCAAAGAGAAACAATCCACGGTACTTCGGAAATGCAATTAATCCCATTCAATGGAATTGGTGGTAAGACGAGAAGAAAGTAAGCAAGGAAGGAGAGACACTTATGAAAAGGCAGACAGCGACACACCACATACAAGCGGCACCAAAGGTGATCAAAGAGCGTGAGATCCTCGTCTTGAGACGCTACTACATCAAACAGGACTACGCTCCCAAAGGGCTGCACAAAGGTGATGTGGTGTTAGTCATTCGCAGCGACAAGGGTGCTGAGTACACGGTGACGTTGCGTAGGAACAAAGCACACTCTTGTACCTGCCCTTCCGTCAAGCCGTGTTACCACATCAAAACCATGGTGGGAAAAGAGAATGCGCGGTATGCTACTGAGAAAGCTGTCAAGATGCCTGCTCAAGAAGTTGTCTCTCCAAAGGGTGAAGAAATGGCAGAGGCCGCCGTCAAAGAGGCTGAAAAGATCGTCACTCCTCAGTTCACCAACCTGTTCAAGAGGCCTAGCAGATGGCTCTCAGAGCAAATTGAGAAGCAAGAGAGCTATCGTGAGATCAAAGCGCAAGCCCGCGAGATCCGCGAACGTCGTGAATATGCTCCATTGAATGGAAATCGGGCTTTTTCTCTCATGAGATGAGAGCCCAAAGAGAAAGGGACAAACAAGATGAAACAGCAAGCCGAACCAAAGATGCCGTGTGAACAGTGCAAAAAACTCATTAAAGTGAGTGAATTGGTCCATTGGCACGGATACTATCAAAAGCAAGACCGGACGTATGTCTTGGTCCAAAAAGACGTGTGTTTGAGCTGTCGGAACCGCTTATCCATTCTGATGCCACTGTGAAAATGGAGAGGCTGAGAGTCGTCCCGTCCACGATGTGGTTTTTCGCACTCAGGAAAGCGCAAGAGACGGCCTTGCATGGATGAGAGAGACAAACTGCCATCTCAGAAATCAAAGCCTCAGAAATCGGTGGTAGGAGCTTTCTCGTAGGTTATAGCAATTCGTTATAAAGTGAAAGGACAAAACCGATGGACATTCATGTCAGGCAATATTGGTATCCCGATGCAAACGGGGTGCCAGCACTCAAGGTGTACAAATTTTTTCGCAAGGTGGGGCCGCGAAAATACGAATTGATCCCCGAGTTGATGAGCTACGGCTTTGCGAGCAAAGCACGCGCTGAGAAGCGTGCGAGAGAGGTGGAAGCTGAGTATGCGGCAAAGGAAGCGGCTGAAGCAGCAAAACAAGAGTTCGTGTGTAGTGGATGTCTCGATGGATGGTGCGATGGGTGCGTGCCGGAGACGGAAATGTAGTGGGATGGGAAGGCTAGCAGTGAGGAAAGCCTTCCCAAAGAGCTGGGTGAGAGGCTGCTAGCATGAAACAGCCTCTCAAAAAGAAGTATACAATACTATGACAAGGAGTGTGAACATCATGAGTACCGCATTAATCAGTTTTAATCAAGAAGAAATCCAGTTAGTCAAGAGTCAGATAGCCCCTGGCGCTAGCGACGGACAGCTAGCACTTTTTATCCAAGTATGCAAACAGACGGGCCTCAATCCGTTCGCGCGGCAGATCTACGCGGTCTTCAGAAATGAATGGGTGGATGGAAAGAACGAAAAGCGCATGACGATACAAACGAGCATAGACGGCTATAGATTACTCGCGCAAAGGTCTGGTGAATATGCAGGTCAAGAGGGTCCTTGGTGGTATGACGACCAAAAGAAAGAGTGGGTTGATTTGTGGTTAGAAGAATACCCACCAGCGGCAGCTAAGGTAGGCGTTATGCGTAAGGGTTTTACGCAACCCATTTATGCTGTAGCAAGTTTCAAGAGCTATGCTGCTCGCAAAAAAGATGGGACCCTTATGACCATGTGGCAAAAGTTGCCAGAGGTGATGATAGCCAAAGTTAGCGAAAGCTTGGCATTGCGTAGGGCCTTTCCTGCTGAACTGTCCGGTATCTATACCGATGCAGAGATGGAACAAGCCGACACTTCAGCGCAAACTGTTGCAGTCGCCACACAGGTACGCCCACAAACGGAAGAGGACAAGAAAAAGGCTCGTCTCAACAACCTCTTCAAAGTCGGCAAGGCCAAGGGCTTGTATGGCAACAAGACCGAGATGGCGGAATACATCTCAGATGCGCTTGAGACGGTCATAGAGGCCGATGATCTGATGAGTCTAGAGGATGAACGCTTACTTGTAGTAGAGCAGGCTGTAGAGGCTTCTAGTGGCTTTGCATCGGCAGATCTGCAACAAGCTTCGTAGCGTGGTGGGGCTTCGGCCCAGAAAAGATGTTCAATCTCGACTCCCCCGCTCGTATCGGGGGAGTGAAACACAAACGGGGCTTCGGCCAGAAAGGATGAATTATGCCAGCATCAACCAACAGCAAACTGCTCTTTGCTCCTCTTCCTCCGATTGATCCGGTCAAACGCGCTCAAGCCATTCGAGAGGCACTAGCCAAGAGACGGATCAAGCACACGAAAGAGCTAGACGAGATATTGGCACTGTTAGATCAACTTGTAGCATAAAAGAGTAGAAAGGGATTTACACATGGAATGCACACCAATAACTATCACATGGAAGCAGTTCAGACAGCTCAAAGCGGCTGTGCTCATTCAGCACTTCCAACTCGGATTTGAAGAGGTAGGAAAAGCAATGGTGGCATTGCAGTGTTGGCACTATCGCAAAGAGCGTATCAAGTTAAGAGTACTTACCACATGGTATAAGCGGTAGAAGTGAGGAAACAGAGCAGTGAGCCAGTGCTGTACGAGCTAAAATCTGACCATTCAAATAGTTGCTCACTGCTCTTGTCCTCAATCATAGACGTACTGTCAACAGACGGGGTTTCAGCCTCATCTGTTTTTTGTTGTGCTAGGAAAGTAGCCAGATTGGCTACCTTGCGAGTCTCTTCTCGCTGCTATAGTAGGCCGAAACGAAATAAGGCCTGCTGTGTTAGAAGATCTCTTTCCAAGGCGATTGAAGCAGCTTCGTAAGAAAAAGAAGCTGACACAGCTCAAACTCTCAATCATTCTGGGCGTACACATTAGCACCATCAAACGATGGGAAACAGGAAAGAGATTCCCTGATCCTACCGAGATACAGGCCATAGCACAGGCTTTAGGCGTACGAATGAAAGACCTCTTTGACTTCCCTGAACATCCTAAACTCTAATTAAAAATCGTTATCACCGGGCTCGATCCACAGAAGGGGATCGAGATTTCGTCATGTCCCCAAAATGTCACCAAAAAGCACTGGTATTTTCTTCCTGTCTTGGGATATACTTGAGAGTGGACAAGAATGGTAATTCTTACACAAGAACTCGCTAGGTGCATTTCTTCACAAGCGCAAGGCTTGGTTTCCGTTGCAGAGCGATGCAACATACACAAAATGTACGAAGGAGTACAGTCCGATGGACATACATCAACGCTACTAGGCGAATACAGTATTTTTCGCGTTCCACGCGCAGACAGGCGCTTCTTCTCGATTTTTCTTCGGTTTTTCACGCACGGAGATTCTGTCCTTTTTGGTAGGTGTATAACATGCATAGAAAGATATGTGGATGTATACATATCAACACATTACCATGTTGGCACATAAGCGCAAAACGAATCGCATGTGTCATGGCGTTTCGAATGGATGTTCTCATCGCGTAGATTGGCCTGTAGAGCTGGTTTATTGCCACCATGCTATTTAGCACGTACTAATTAGCAGGATTGTGAAATACTCGACAATTGGGCATAATTGTTGGTACCGCCGTTGTTTCGACAACGTCTTCCCACTTTTTACAGAGGTAAAAGATATGAACATAAACAATATCACTCTTTCTACGAAAGAGACCGAAGTGATGGATTTATTAGCACGATGGTATGTAAAAGACGAAGAAATAGCACAAGCCTTACAAATTAGCAAGGGAAGTGCACACAATCACGTAATCAGAATTATGCGTTTAACAGGCATTCACAACCGTACAATGCTCATATGGTATGCGCAAGAATGCGGCTTTGGGAAAAACAAGAGCCCCCGTCGGATAACAGAGGCTCTCAACCCCAGCATGGTAAACACAACAAAAACCGAAGTCGGACATAGCGTAGCAGAATTCTAGCCAAAAGTGATGGTTCTTTAGAACGATTTCTCGTCCAGCATTGAATTCCACAAAAGAGGTAATAGTTATGCACGAACACCGTATCTCAGAAACAGACCATCTTGACCAGACAAGCTTTTGTGAGAGAGAGAAGAAGAAACAAGGGCTCGCAACTCTTTCCCCTGAACGAATTCGTGAAATTGCAAGCATGGGGGGAAAAGCCTGCCATGCTCAAGGAAAAGGGCATCAGTGGACCTCAGAGGAAGCGCGCGAGGCAGGCCGTAAAGGGGGGCTTATCGGAGGCCGTGCCCCCCGACGAAAGACCGCAGAGAAAAGAGGTGTGGCATGATTCGCTGTTTTAAATGCGGCACGCCCGCCACGCAAGACGCTGAAGGCACGATCCATCGTGCTTGTCAGTGCTACCAGCCCAGTCTTATCCAGACGCCGGAGTTGCCTGCTCTCAGACGTCATGAAAGCGCAACAGGCGTGCCCATCAACCAGTGCCCCATGTGTGGGGAGCCTGTCATCTCCCTGATGTCTCACCGGTGTCGTGGTTTTGGCTCCGTGCCACCATCTCAAAGCCACGATGTATTGCCAAAAGTCCTACCAGAAGAACCCGAAGTCTTGCCCGAGCAGGCCCATCGCATGTGTCTCTACCTGGAGAACGCCCTGATCGAACATCTGTCCACATGTGAGAGCTGCCACTTTCTTGCTCGACAAGGCTTGTCTTGCTTCGACTGCATCACTCTTCATTTGCTGCATGCGAAGTGGGAAAAGAAAGCAGGCACACCATGACCGAACTACACACCCTGGTATCACTTGCCAATGTCCAGACACTGGTGCTCGGTCACCATATTTTTGAGCACGAACTGCATCCACATAGTGGTGACGATGTGATGTTATTGAGTGATATTCAGCAATTAAAGCGTACAGTTTGCAAAATAGAGCAAGAACTAGAGAAAGAAGAACAAGAATGAAAAATATTCATCCGATCTTACGACAAAAGAAGCTATGCATCTATAGTAAGCGTGAAGAGCATATTCTAGCAGAGGCGCTAGGACGTCGTATTCTTGCGCTTCAACGATTAGGCACACCAAAGGAGCAAGAGGAGATAGACATCTTGACGGACATCATGAAGCGCTTTGGCTATCGTCCCGCAACAGAAGAGGAGCGATATTTGTGATCACTTTACGAACAGGATGCATCTCAGGTTCAGCTAGCATGGTCGTCTATGTGCTTCTTTTGCGAAAGGATAGGCAAGCATGAGCACACTCCTCAATACGATCATCATGGCTATCCTGCAAATCCCGGACAATGTGAAAGCTGCTGGTGTCATCCTGTCTTACCTGCTCATGCTTGCCTGTCTCACCGCCATCGAGAGCCTTGTCCTTCGAATGCAAAAGCGGCTTGACAAGTACAAAGGTAAAGATTGGCGCTATGACGGATAGGAGGCACATGATGAAAGAGAAGCAACTTGCTCCACAACAAATGCGCATTGTCTCGCTTATCGCAAGAGGATACGGAAGCGAAGAAATACTCAAAATACTCTCTATACGAAGAAGCACGTACTATAACCACATGAAAGCGATAAGAGCTAAGACAGGTATCAGGAGCTATGTTCTTCTGGCGTTCTACGCGCTTGGGAAAGGCATTGTCACGCAAGAGGAGATTAAGAAGGCAATAAGGAGACACAAGCATGAGCACGTCTGAATTCCTCCTCTTCATTGCGCAGAACCTGTGTCCATCATGCCTTGTACCCTTGGTGCTTTGGCTCGTGGTGTGCATCCCGTTGGCATGGCGGCTAGGGAAGAGGCAACATGTAACGTTAGAGGATATGTTAGGAGAAAGAGAACAATGAATATTTGTTCTAGAAAAGTTATACAAGAAAAGAGGCACGAAAATAGGGACAGGAAAGCCCCGTCCCTATACTGCAATTGCGACGCGATCCTGGGGAGGCTCTTCAGAGGCATCTATAACCAACTCTTCAAGTGTGACATCCAACGTTTCAGTCAATCGCTTCAGAACATCCGGACGTGGCATACGGTTCTCTTTTTCAATCTTCTGGATAGTGATGGTGGAAACCTTCGCGTCCTTTGCCAGTTTTTCTATCGAGTAGCCACGCCGTTTACGCCAGTATTTCAGTACTACCCTCAAATTCTTCTCATCAGGCATAACTTTCACCCTTTCTCTAGGACTCTGGATAACAAGACTCCTTTCTTTAATAGTAAAACCTTACTACAAGAAAGTCAACACAAAACTAAAACCATTCTAACATATTTTACTAACCTGTTACTAGTCTATTGAAAATCTTTTACTTTCATGTTACAATACTGTTAGCAAAAGGAAAGTAAAAGCACCTCGTAAAGCAGAAAGTGAGCCAGAAATGGTAGTGAAAATAGATGACTACAGGCACAAAAAACAGCCTCCCAACGAGCGTCAACTGGCTTTTATCGAAATGGCGAGAAGGATACTAGCCGCTCAACCTATGCCGTCTATCGAAGAAATCAATATGCTCTCTGGGAATTATCCACGTCTCGCAAAAGCCCTTAGAGAAGCCCGCATGGATGGAACCGAGGACGACTTCAGAACAGCTTATGATGCCTTATCTAACGAGCATACCAATCTCAAAGATTGGCGTTTGCTAATCGGTATGCCAGGGACTGAAGAGGAAACGGATAAGCGTTTCAAGACAGGCAAAACTGGGAAAAAAGTCATTATCCGCTTCACCGAGGACGATATAGAGGCACTGCCTGATAAAGAGGACCTGATCAAGGATATTTTAGAAAAAGGCACGGTTAGTATGATCTATGGTCCTGCTGGTACTGGCAAGACTTTTAATGCCCTCCATATCGCCTACTGTGTAGCACATGGCACTCCTTGGTTTAGTCACCAGACAGTACAGGGAAAAGTCTGGTACATCAACACTGAGGGTGGACGAGGGCTCAAACCACGTATAGCGGCATGGCGCAAAGAGTATCGACGTGGCAAGACCTCCAATATCGAATTCATCACATGGTCCGTCCATCTCAAAGAGCATAGCCAGGAGCTGCTTGACACGGTGGAAGAGGCGGATGAAAAACCAGCGCTCTTGGTGGTAGACAACTATAGCATGTGTGCTACTGGCACTAACCAGAATGACCAGATGGAAGTCACACGCACGCTTATGGTGCTGCATGAGATTGCGCAGACCTATGGCTGTCACTGCCTACTCGTCCATCATAGCAACTGGACCGGAAAAGTCAATGGCAGTGCTGCATTTAGAAATCACGTAGATACCATGCTGGATCTCTCTCGACCTAGTAAAGAGTCCCCTATCATCCTCAGATGTGAAAAGCAAAGAGACGCCGAGCCCTTTGGTGACATCCACTTAGAGCTAAAAATTGTCTCTCCTTATGCCCACCCTGTCACGGGAGAGAATATTGTCTCTTGTGTTGTCGTCCTCTCCGATGCGCCTGTTTTAGACACACTTGGAAGTAAACAGCAGCAATGTCTGGATTTACTCTGTAATGGGATGACATTTACAGAATGGTACCAGATTGTGAAAGATAACGTTAGTGTATCTGAAAAGACTCTCATGCGCTACAAAGACCTTCTCATCGAAAAGAAACTGGTAGAGAAACATGAAGGGCAAGGTAAGCATCCTACCTATCATCGTATATCATCTTTAAATTTTTCTGGACATTCGGCAAATTACCCGTATTCTGATGAAATGAGTGAATAGTTATGCAAAACTTTTCGGACTTTTGGACATTTTCTGGACATTGTCCTAATGTCTGCGGATTAATTTTTCGGACATTTGGACACACCCTTATAGGGTGTCCAAATGTCCATAAAATCTGACCGAAAGTTTTGGGAGGGAGAAAAATGCTAACGGTATTAGACCTGGCTGGTGAAGATACTCGCCTCAAAAAGAAGTCGGTGAAAGAGTATTGTGGACCATGCCCAAATCCCAATTGTGGATGTCAGAGGGATGGATTTAGTGTCAAGTACAATGGCAACTCCTGGGTATTCATGTGTAGAGGCTGTTGGGATTCTGGTGAAATGATTACCAACCGAGACAAGAAACGCGGATGGGGAGATGAGATCCATTACCTGACACACTACCGATCAATAACCCTGGGTGATGCCATTATTCAAGCAATGGACAACGGACTCCTTTCATTTGAAGACGCCTATAAACGCTATGCCTACGAAAAACGCTGGCCATACGAGAGAGCACAGCAGCACTTACTTGACCTGGGTGCTGACAAAGATCAACAGCGCGTGAGAAAGGTGCGTTTTCAAAACACCTCTTCAGATTACCGCTCTCCACTCTGGCAAGAGCAAGTCCATCAGGCAGTAGAGCAGTATGCGCAGACTCTCTGGAGTCAAGAAGGTACCGAGGCACTCGAATATATCCTGAGTAGAGGTCTCCGGTACAAGACCATTGAAGCTGCAAAGCTTGGCCTTTCAAAACAAGGCGGTATCCCTCGTTTGATTATCCCGCTTCGCAATTTTCGCTTTCATGAGTATAGCGGAGGCTGGTACTTCACTATCTTTCGTCGCGACTTGCGCCCAGATTGTCCAAAGGGTGAGCGATGGAAGAATGCTAAAGGTAGCTCTACCGATGCGCTCTACATGGCAGATTGCTTGAAAGCAAAGCGGACAACGGTACTCACCGAGGGAGCTATAGACGCGCTCTCAATAGCTCAGGAGTGTGGAGACTTGGTAAATGTGGTAGCAACGGCTGGTGTCACTTGTGGGCAGAATGTCGAAAACCTAGCGCGTCTATCGCTGATGCCACTGGTCCTCGTTGCTTTTGACGCTGATGAGGCAGGCGACAAAGAAGCGAAATGGTGGCTAGAGCGATTGCCAAATGCACGCCGTCTCCGACCACTCTTACATGATGTGAATGACATGCTGGTGGATAACTGGGATATGAGAGAGTGGATCAAACGTGAGCTGCCAATAGAAGAGACGCTAGAGGTTGAAGAGTCCATGTGTGCTGTCTGCCTAGATCTCGGCAGGGAAACAGTAGCGCAGCATGAAGTAGATGAATTTATGTATTGTGATGAACATAAGCCATTGGACAATAATTCTAGATCCAATGACTATACATCCAATGACTATACGCAAGAATTAGTAGAAGCATAAGGAGAGAACAAGATGTTAAAGTCAATTGAAACAGAGTACAATGGGTGTTTGTTTCGTAGCAGGTTAGAGGCACGATGGGCAGTGTTCTTTGATACATTAGGCATCAAGTATGAATACGAGAAAGAGGGTTTTGATTTGGGTGAAGAAGAAATCAGAGCAGATGAGTACCGATATACTTTGAGTGAAACGTGGTACTTACCTGATTTCTGGCTCCCTAAACAGCAATGTTGGTTTGAGGTCAAAGGAGAGTGCCCAACACAGGAAGAATACGCAAAGGCAAGGCTATTAGCTCATCAAAGCGGGAAACATGTCTATATTGCCGCCGGTGAAATCAAAATTCCTCCCGTTGAATATCCTGAGGATGATGGTGGCGATCCACCTGCTCCGGTAGCCCCAATGGAATATTATACCAATCTATTGGAGTATGCTCCTTTTCAGATAGATTACTATATTTATCCTGATTGGTCGATAAGCAGCTGGAATGAGTGCGTAAAGTGTAAAAATATTGAAATAAATTCAGGATATACTACTATGTTTTTATCCTGTCCCTGTCTTGAAGACGAATGCAATGATACTTTCAACACGCCACGCCTTAGAAAAGCCTATAGAGCGGCTCGTCAAGCTCGTTTTGAGCACCAAGATAGATGGATAAAGAAGGTCAATGACACGTTAGAGAAATTTCAACAGCTTCAGTAGACAGACAAAGGACAAAGTGATGTTCAAAGAAGGAACTTTGGTACAACTCAAGACTGGCAAGCATCCCCCGTATCGAGTGCATATAGTCATAGGGTACACCGAATTTGGAGATGCGATGCCGCAAGAAGAGCGGCATGAGGGCTTCAATGTCTATGGCTTCTACGATGAGTATGGCCGACTCAAAGCGGTGTGTGAGCATGAGATTGAAACATGGACGCCACACGATGAGACAGAGGCATGGTTATCGCAGTTCGGACCACGAACCTGGATCGAGTATCAGTGGTGTCTCAATGTTACTCGGTGGTTAGGAGGCGTGCCAGAGGACATGCTCATGCGACGCTTAGCCGAAAGGGAATCAGCATCCTGACTGGTAGTTATCCACAAGTGTGGACAAGAGAAAGAAAATGAGGAAAACTGATGAGATATAACCCGTATTGCCTGTGTGCCCAGTGCCAAGCCTACACCCTCATCACGCTTGGCCAAAGCGCACTCGCACCACAAGAGTTCGTGAGACGCGCGAGACGGTACACACTGACAAACGAGCAACAAAAGATAGTAGACGAGGTAAAGCTGAAGTTGTGGAATATGAGCGTGAAAGGGGAGCAAGCGTCGTGAATAAACGTCAAGGCAAGAAAAACAAGAGAAGAGAGCTGGAGCGTCTAGAGGCCTATCTTGAGGATGCTCAGAAAGATCTGGTGCATTTCTGGTGTACCTCTCAGCCTCAAAACGAGCGGGAACGTGGAAATATTCAATACAATCTGCACAATTTCAATTATCTGAATGAGCAGGAAAGGCAAGAAAAGCTTGAGAAGAAGAGAATGCAAGCAAAAGGAAAAGCTTGGAAGCACAGGAGCAAGCATCATGATTGACTGTCAAACATGTATAAGGTGTCTCAAACGTATCGACACCTTTGAGTACGACAATGACGCAGTAGCCTTTGAAGATGAGCTACTTGGAGAAGGATTAGAAGTAGAGTTTGGTGACGTTGTGTGTGATGAATGTGCAAGAGAGCTGGTGGAGAGAGAGCAGGTGAGCAAGTGAGTATGGAAATTCTCAAGGGGGAAACACCTTATGGTCGCAAATGGGTTCGCTTTGGACATATTTGCGATATGGCAGAGATAGTCAAAGACCAGCGGATGCTACGCTTTTCAATAGGAGATGGAGCGTATCTCTTCACGCAAGAGGATATACAAGCCATGTTGCCATATCTGCAAAGCTTTGCTGAAACAGGCAAGCTTGAGGGAAGCAAGGGAGAGAGCAGGTGAGAGGATGATCACACAAGAAGCCCTCTTCACCGTTGACGTGCCACCACCGGAGCCGCCGACGCCCGTGGCACAAGCTGAACTCGGGACATGCTGCAAGAACGGCTGTATCGAGCCTGCCGTCCTCAAGAGTCCTGGTGGGAGTGTCTATTGCCAGAAGCACGGGTATTGTGCACGGCGGACGTGTCTCAAGAGCGTTGAGAAGTTTGTGTGGCATCCACGCTTAGGTATTTGGTGTTGTAGCTGTATCTTGAAGTTTGAGAAGAATGCGCTGCTTCTGGATGCTATTGCACTGAAGCAAAGCAGGGAACGGAGATAGAGCAGGGATGACCATTGAAGAGTTCGAGCACTTGGTGACAGAGGCGGGGCTTATCCTGCTTCTGGCCTATCCACCTCGGTTCCTGGTGTCCTTGCACGTCGAGACAAAATTCGGAATAAGGATGCAATGTGGAAAGCTCTTGTTTTCGTCACGAGAGGCCTTTAGGATGGCCGAGAAGGAGGAAACCATATCTGCCATTGAAGAGTTGAGACAGAGGCTTTCTCGGGCTTCTCAGACGCAGCAGGGTGATGTCGCCAAGGGCGGTACCGTGGAGGTCAAGACAGCGAATGTGAGGAAGCAGGTAGCGATTGGCTATCCTGCACATTGAAAGGACAAAGAGATGAGTTATGAGAATTGGTGTAAGTACTATAACGGTATCCCTAGTGAAACATGTAATGCGGGTGTAAGTTACAAAGACGTCAAAGGGCAAGAGAGACGCCCATTGAACTATCCATGCTTCAAGGATAGTGGATGTACAGTGGTATGCCATAAAGCTGAGTTTCGTACACCGGAGGAAGTTGCTGAAGAAGAGAGAAAAGCAAGTGAAGTAGTTCGGAAGTTTGTTGAAAACCTTAATAACGATATTTGTCCACATTGCGAGAATCCGATCAAAGAGAAGAGACAAGTAAGAAGATCTGTCTATGGCTATCCTTGCGGGCATAGGCTCTATCAAGGCAAGTTAAAGGAGCGAAAGGTATGAACGACTCGAATCACGCCTGGAATGATGGCAAGCCGATCCGCACCAAGAAACAACCCTGTGGGTGCTATATCACGGCCAAGCACTTCACATTGTGCGCATGGGGAAAAGATCTCAAGCACTCGGCGGATGGCTGGTACAAAGCGTACCTCAACGAAAGGGAGCCACGTGGCACCTTCGACTACAAGGCTGCGCACTTTGGGAATTTTGAAACACACAAACAGGCGTATTTAAAGCATATTCGTACAGGGAAGGATTGGGTGTTATGAGCAAGGTGACGCTTACCAAACGACAAATGCAGGTATTGCGCATGCTGGTACGTGGATTCTCGGACGAGCAGATAGCCGAGCGACTCGAATTGGCAAGGGGGAGCGTTCAATATCATCTTCGCACTATCTACAAGCAATTCGGGCTTGATGCATATTATTCAAGCTCACGAGTGAAACTTACACTCTGGGCAATTCGGCAAGGCTTGGTGAAGATTGAGCCAAAGCAAGCAAAACCTGTGTATATCGAGAAAATACAATACAAGTACAATGTAGGAAATAGAGTGTGTGTCAGAAATCACAGGTACTATGATGTTGAAGGAGAGATTGTGGCACTGATGCCCTACTCACTCGTAGCACCTGCTTATGATGTACAGATTGACGGCATGGTTGTTGCGGTATCGGAGCGAAGTTTAGAAAGGATAGAGCAGAAACAAGATGTCAAGTGAAATTACCATGTATGCCAAGTTTGATGGCAAATGTACGGACTGTGGCTACAAAATTGACAAAGGTGCTGCGATTAAGTATAACACGGCGAGTCGAACTGCGAAACATGTGAAGTGCCCCGAGCCTGATTATAGCGGAGATAAGCAGAGAAACATCTTTGAGATGTGGATAGAGAGAGCAAAAGAGACAGAAGTTTTACAAGAAAAGATGAGAGAAAGAAGGAAAGCATGAGAGACGACTACTCTTGCTTTGGTTGTCGCTTTTTGACGGTTGCTGCTTCTATATCCTGTTTATGGTAGAGTTTTGACGTGGCGTTGACGTGGTGGGTCCTCACGTTCTTGAGTTTGCGAATATAATCGGGACGGATCGGGCGGCCATATTTCTTACTCAGGATGGCCGCCGCGTCAGACGCACTAATATAGTTGGCTAATGGTTCGATTCTTTTGGTCATGAGTCACCTGTGGATAGCAATGATTTCTGTCTCTAGTATACCATAGTTAGGATGTCCGAATAGAGTCTTGACGGTATGGCGTAATTGGGCTAAAATAAGCTCAACGAATACCAGATAATTACCATTATCTTGCTTTCAGAAGGAGGTTTACAAATGGAGCAAGAACTGATATCTGTCTCATCAATTGACTTAGCAGTAGTAGAAGATGCTACCACCATCAATCTCTGGTTACGCTCGAAAAGAAGTGAGCACACAAAAAAGGCTTATGCAAGGGATATTAAAAGCTTTTATGCCTTTATCAAAGTAAAGAGAGAGAAAGAGATAATAGTAGAAAATGTCACCATTAGGAACGTTACTCTAGAGGACATACAGGACTATGCTGAGTACCTAAAAACTGAACATAAGGAAGTCTCAACACAAGCTCGTAAAATAGCTGCTGTCAAGTCTCTCCTAACTTTTGCTTCTAGGATAAAGTATACTGACTTTAATGTAGGAGCAGCTCAACAACTGCCAGAAGGAAAAGACAAGCTAGCCCAAAGAATACTCTCTACTAGCCAAGTGCAGAATATTATCTATGAAGCAAGAGATAATAAACGCAATCATGCCATGCTCTTACTCTTATATGGTAGCGGCATCCGATGTGCTGAGCTATGCGGCCTCCAGTGGGAAGATGTTCAGGAGACTGCTACTGGAGGACAGATTACTGTCTTTGGAAAGAGGAGTAAGACGCGTTCTATTCCACTGCATAAAGTTGTTTGGGATGAACTGATTTCTATTCGTCCTCTAGATGCTAAATCTGAAGACTATGTGTTTCAGTCTCGCAAGCTCACATCACGAAATGAGCAAGAACCTACACGCAAACTTAATGAAGCTCAAGTGTGGAAAATTGTGAAGGGCTATGCTGAGAAGGCTGGTATCAAGAAAGCATCCACACACTGGTTTCGACATGCTCATGCTACTCATGCCATGGAAAAAGGCGCTCCGCTTCGACTTATTCAGGAAACGCTAGGACATGCTGATTTGCGTACACCGAGTAGATACCAACATGTCAGGCCTGAATCATCCAGTTCCACCTATCTTGACTTGTGAACCGTCCGCAACTATCGGACACGTGTGGTATACTGGGCTTGCATCGCACAAAGATGTAGGTGGGTCGGCACCGTGATCAACGACGCAAATGGCCTCTCTCAACAAGTAGCTCTTGAAGTTTTACGCTTCGAGTGAATGTGAGAGAGGCTTTTTGTTGTCACAAATATCTCACAAGGTTCCTAACATGTATTCTATTTGTTGTAATAATGTGCTATCATTGTACTAACTTTGTTTCTCCAGTCAGGAACCCCATAGCTAAAGCTAGGGGCTTGTGAAGAGGGGGTGATTTCTGCCCATCCAATTTGCAAGCTCACCTGACCAGACCCAGCCACCAGGAGCAATCCTGACGGGGCTACGTTAGAGACGAATAGATAGGTACCATAGGGTGCGTCCGCCAGCCCGATGCTCTACGGTCAGTGGTTAAACAGGTGTACAAGGGTTAAGCCAGTGCTGCTGACAGACAAACCGTCTTCTAACTTCGTCGAGGCGAACATCACCTGGGAAACCAGTGTGGGTTTGTCCGTTCCCACCCAAAAACGGACTCCCCACAAGGGGACAAAGAAGAAAGGAGAGCAAGTGAGTGCTTATGCACAAGACAAGCTGGCTAACCGCCCGCCACTTGTCTTCCCCACATCCCATGCATCTAGGGAGCAATTCCTCCCCATGTCTAAAGCCAGGGGTATCCTTGCACAAATGTGAATGAGTGAGCAAAAGAATGCATTTTATCGGTATTAAGTGCGAGACTTGCAATAAGTTAGCCAACACGAAGGACAGCATTGACGATCTACCGAATGGCTGGATCGCTCTGGTGCAACGAGCCACAAATTTCTTCAGCACAAGTCGTCAAGAGGCTTTGCACTTTTGTTCGATGGCGTGTCTACGGGCTTGGGTCAGAGAACAGGATGCACAGCCCAAAGCGGTAGTGGAACGAGCGGGCGAGTGAATGGACGTCTTGATTGCAATCGCCGTCGTCTTCTTCTGTATCGGCTGTTTTGCATTTGGCTATGCTGCAGCCCTGTGGCTGGAGAGTAGGCAATGAGTGAAGAGCGTAAACCTTGGGAGCAAAATATTGAAGCTGGCGAACCGGACCTGTGGTATGGACGGTTCGTCAAATATTTGCGCCTAGGATCGAAACGCTCCGTTAATGCCTTGTATGCCAAAGAAGCCAAGGCCGCGAAAAACAGCGAAAAACAGCGAAATTTAGATGCTGGCGGGGATTGGTATGACATTGAAAAGGCGTGGAATTGGAAGGAAAGGGCAAGGGCTTATGATGAATGGCAGAGGAAAGAAGAAGATAGAATAATTGCAGAAGAGAAAGATAAGGTACTCAGGTCAGGATTTGCACTTATGCATAAGCGTATCAAAGAACTAGATAGACAGGCCCGTAAGCTTATACAGATGACTAATGACGAGCAAAAGATCTGGGTACCGGAAGTGCGAACAGTTATTATGGGAGAAGATAAGTCACAAACTATTGAAAAGCTCACGTTTAATGCTCCGCTATTTACAACTATAGACAAAATATTTGATAGCATTGCTAAGGAAACAGGCGAAAGAGTCAAGAAGAAAGATATCACTATAACTGAAATGCCTGCTAGCGTTTACCAAGGATTTAATCCTGATGAGGATGGAACTGTAACCGATGGTAACGAAGCCTTACCTAATTCAGAACCACAACAAAATACAGGTAACGAAGGACAACAGGCCGTATAGAGCCCTTGGCGGTGCTCTAGAAGCTTGGAAGTCAGGCCATAAAGAGACGCTTCTGTGTGGTCCGGCTGGCACTGGCAAGAGTCGTGCCATTCTTCAAAAGCTTCACTTCTGTGCGCAAAAATACCCCGGCATGCGCGGCCTCATCACCAGAAAAACACGACATAGCATCTCACAGACAGCTATGGTGACTTTTGAAAAGAAAGTCTTACCTGCTGGCTGGCTCGACAAATACGTGCATTTCAACACGACTGAGCAACAGTATGAGTATGTGAATGGCTCAATCATTGCTGTTGGTGGCATGGATAAACCCTCTAAGGTGATGAGTTCCGAGTGGGACATGATTTACCCGCAAGAGGCGACCGAACTGCTAGAAGAGGACTGGCAAGCTCTCACTACCAGACTTAGAAATGGTGTGATGCCCTACCAGCAACTCATAGGTGACTGCAATCCCTCCTATCCTAATCACTGGCTCAAGATCCGTTGCGACAAGAAAATTACCCGTCTCATCCACTCCAAGCACACAGATAACCCAAGTGTCACGAAAGCTTATCTCGACACGCTGAACAACCTCCAAGGTGTGATGAGGGACCGTCTCTTGCTTGGCATTTGGGCGGCTGCAGACGGCCTTGTCTACGATGAGTGGAACCCTGCTATCCACATCGTCACGAAAAAGCAACTCATTGACTGGAATATCTTCCATCCTGATGGGACATTCAACAAGTGGAAAATCAAACGGTTCGTCGCGGGCGTTGACTGGGGATACACAAACCCTGGAGTGATCAATGTGTTTGCGGTGGACAATGATGATCGGCTTTATCTGCTCAGGGAAGTCTACCGGACGAGGAAAAGGATTGATTGGTGGGTAGAGCAAGCCCAGGCGCTGGACAGGGAATTTGGGGGAATTGATGAGTGGATATGTGATCCGTCTGAGCCTGCTTATATTTCTGATTTCAGTTCTGTAGGGCTCAACGCCTTTGGAGCTGACAACGATATCATACCCGGCGTTGATGCAATGAAAGAGCGGCTAGAGGTGATTGGTGACGGGCGTGCAAGGCTTTATGTCTATGAGTTCTCTTTGCCAGAACGAGACGCGCTACGCGACAATGACCACAAACCCGTGTGCTTTGAGAACGAGATCAACGCCTATGTATGGCCTAAGCAGAAGGATGGACAGCCTGTAAAGGAGGTACCTGTGAAGCTAGAGGATCACAGCCTGGACAATACCCGGTATGTCTGTAAACAGCTCAAAAGTGATAGTAGCATTCATTCTATCGATGTTGATACCGTTAATGCATTACAGAGTTACGTAGGATACTAAAATGGGGATAGGAAGCTTTATGTCAAACGTTTTCAATGCTGCTCAAGTGGGCTGGCAAGCGGCTCGACGCGCCTATGATGAGCCGAACATGGGCAATCAATACCGCTCGTTTTATCGCAGAATAAGTGAGTACGACTTGCTTTGGTCCTACTACAATAGCTCAGCTTTTGATCGTGCCGCTCGTTTCCTCAACAACCAGATAGCAGGCGGCTATTATGGCCCCTACCTCTGGGATCGCTACAAAGCGAATTACAACCTCTATCGCAATATTCGCTTGATCTACAATCCTACCACCCGCTTAGTCAACTTCTATGCTGGCCAAGTCTATCCTGGTGTCCTCTCTGAAGATGGGAGCAAGCTACCTGACGGCGTGCCACTGGCTATTCCATTCTCAGATGACACATCACCTGCTCTCAGAAGTGCTATAGCCCAGATTTGGCAGTGGTCAAACTGGCAACAAAAGAAAGCGGTTGAGGTTCGCTATTGCGCAGCCCTTGGGAGTGTGCTAGTAGAAGTTGAGGATGATCTTGACCGGGGGAAAGTCTGTTTGTCTGTGTGCTGGCCTGGAACTGTGGTAGATCTCGATCTAGACAATGCTGGCAACGTCAAATCATATACAATAGAGTATTACACGTATGAAGATGGAGTAGGCCAATACAGGTACAAGAAGACAGTTGATCAGCAGTATTTCAGGTATTTTAAAGATGACGAGCCTTTTGACTATGGCTACGGAGCTGTAGTCGAAAATCCATATGGGTTTGTCCCTGCTGTGTGGATCAAGCATTCAGATATGGGAGGTGATCATGGTGCTCCTGTCATCTCAGGGACAATGGGCAAGATAGATGAGCTGAACAATCTAGCTAGCCATGTGCATGATCAAATTCACAAGGTGATCGGGGCTCCTTTGCTCATCTCTTCAAAGTCTAAAATCACCAATCTCTTCAGCACCCAGAAACGCGGCCCGACATCTGATTTCTTAGAACCTTCTACTGATCAGGAAAGCGTGCTTATGCTGGCCGGGCCTGAGGACGCAAAAGCGCAAACGCTGGCAGGTGACTTGAACTTAGCTGATGCTGCTCTCCACATGGATCGGATTATCACTGAGATTGAGAACGATCATCCTGAGCTGAGCTTCTACAAAGAGTTGAGAACGATGTCACAAGTCACTGGACCAGGCGCTCAACGCATGATGGGTGATGTAGAGCAGCTCGTGATAGAGGCTCAAGCTGGCTATGATCTGCAGAATATCAAGCTGTTTCAGATGGCAGTCGCTATGGCTGGCTTCAGAGCGAATAGTGGCAATTGGGGACCGCTCAACTCACAACAGCAGAAGTTTGCACCGTTCAACCTGGATAGTTATGAGGCTGGTGATTTAGAGATGGCTATCATGCCGAGGCCTTTGCTCAATTCCACAAAATTGGAGCGTGCCCAGGAGAATTTGGCAATATGGACAGGTGTCCAAGCGGCGGCTAATGCTGGTGTACCGCTCGAATTTGTGCTAGAGCAAGAGGGATGGACACCACAAGAGCTGAAAAAGCTTGCACAGGCGAAACAGAAGCAAGATCAGGCAGATCAAGCCAAATTTGAACAGCAGCAGAAGGTGATAGCACAAAACCAACCTTCTCAGGATGGCAACCAACAAGAGCAGAATGATCAGCAGAATAAGCAACCGATAGGCCAGAAAGGATAGAGCGTGGCTAAAGAGCAACTCAAGTGGCAACCAGTGATGATTGTGACAAACAAGCGTCTTGAATGTGCGTGTGGCTCATTAGCTATATTTGTCACTGGTAAAGTGCCTCTTCCTCTCAGACACGACGATGAGTACAACAGCCTGGAAGATGTGGATGTATGGTGTCAAGACTGTTTTCAGAAGTATCAGGAGCAAGAATAGATGCACTACACAACCGTAACCGTAGGCCTTGTAGAAGGCCATGAAACAGAGGGTATCAACGGAGCTATAGCACAAGGTCTCAACGAGCTTTCGCAGGAGGTTAACGGCCCTATAGAGCTTGTGAACGTTGTCCCTGTGCCTATGCCAGATGGGAAGCTCTGTTTCATCATTATGGCAAGGCAGTATGAGCCACCGATGCCAGTAGTGGCTGCGCAGGCGGTTATTAACGATGTTTTATTGAGAGAGAGTTTCAGAAAGCAATGAACATTCTGTCATACTCTTGACAACATGTAGAAAGGTAAGCTAAACTATGAATGTAACACCACAGAACGCTGATCCCAACGGTCAGACACCTCCAGGATCAACTCCGGGCCAGACGCCCACGACACCGAACGGTCAGACACCGAACGGACAACTACAGCAAAAGACCACTATGGACAGTTTGCCTCCTGATATACAGGACTATATCAGGGATTTGCGCAAAGAGTCTGAAGCCAGCAGGAAAGCACTTGAAGCTAAGCTAAAGGCAGATGAAGAAAAAGATCAGCAGGAGAAAATCAAGCAAGGCGAATGGCAGAAAGTAGCTGAACAGCGTGATTTACGTGTCAAGGAACTTGAGCCCGTCAAAGAACGCTATGACGCTCTCTCAACACTTCTAGCCGATCAAATCAAAGCCCAAGTCAAGGACTGGCCAAAAGAGGTCAAAGACTTGCTCCCAAGCGATGATACTCCAATAGAAGTGCGCTATAGCCAAGTTCAAAAGCTTCAAGCTCTTGCCAAGCAATTGACCGATCAAGCACAAGCTCAGCAACGTGCAAATCTTCCAGGCAACACGCCCGGCCCGCGTCAAGTCAATCAAGAGCAGTCGAGAGACCAGCAAAAAGAAGAGTTTCGCTTGAGACGTGTGAGAAGTGGGCAGTACGGCCTCTAAAAACTGAATTCAATAATCACCTTTTGACCGCTCTTTACAAGCGGGAAAGGAGAATATGGCAGCAATCGCAAAGAGCGGCACCCCGTCGCTCTCTTCAATGAATCTTGACCCGGGGGCGCAAAAGCTTCCTGCATTAATTGCCGGGGAGGATCTTCAGGCGGGGGACGCGTGCTACATCAAGGGCTCTGATGGCCTTGTCTACCGCTCGACAGGCGCAGCCGCCAATGCAGCGGCAAAAGTACGCGGTTTTGCACCAACAAAAATCCTCTCCGGTGAGCCTGTCTCTCTCATCTTCAACGTGTCCATGAACTATGGCTCCGGTCTGACGCCTGGTACTGATGCGTATCTTAGTGGTACCACAGCAGGCGGATTAGATAGTGCCACAAGTACAGGTGGCACAGCTCCTATTGGCTTTGTAATTGATGCAACACGTATCTATTTGCATCAAAGCAGGTACTAGGAGAGGTACCCCTAAGATCCTTGTAAAAATGTGCATTAGTGTACCTTTGTTCTAAAAGTGCCAACTTTGCGGCCAAAAAGATGTCAATTTGTGAATGGAGAT